TATGTTTCGGTTGAATCGGCAGCAAGAGCGCACAAGATTTCAATTGACCAACTATCCCGGCTGCTTAATGGTCGTCGGGTTTCCAGCACCATCAACGGATTTCGTTTTGAATGGCACACCATGAGCAAGCGCGTTAAGATAGTAGAAACCGGTGAAATATTTGCGTCAGCCGCCGATTGCGCCGCCGTCCTTGGTTGTTCGGTCGGGATGGTCGTTCATTGCCTGAAGGGGCGGCGCAAGAGCGTCAAGGGGTGCACGGTTCAGTACACGACCATCCCGACCAAGTTCGAAGGCTTCACCCGACCGGCGTCAAAGCCGCGTGGATTGATCCGGGATGAAAGCGGGCTCATATTCAACAGCTATGCGGACTTGGCGCGGTTCAAAGGTGTCACACCGGAGAAGGCGCGCGCCAATGTTCTGAAGCATGGCGGAACGTATCGCGAGGCGCATAATGACCTGTTCGGCCCACTCGATTAAGTTTGAATTGATTAACGGCGTGTATCATGTCGACGGTTTACCTGTGGCGGAATCCCGTGCGGCGTTGCGCCGATACCTGAATGCGGCGGGGCGATCCGTTGTGTATCTGACCGGGTGTTGTGAGTTGCTGAATTGGCCGGACGTCGCATTCGTTATTGTCCCGGACGGTGTAAAGACCGTGGCGCACATGCGAGACGGTCGCATCCTGAAGGAAGGCCGATTCATATAAAGAAAAGGGCGACCCGAAAGCCGCCCCGCACTCTGTGATTATCAGACGTCCCATCCTGCCCGGCGATCGGCAGCACGCCGAATAGCTAGCTCGCGGTCATCATCCCGCGACGGTCGACGTTCGATCCGCACCACGGCGGGCGGTAAACCCCGGCACAATTCGCATTCGACACAATGCTCGCCGCAACGGCTGCACATGTGATCAAGATCAGTCATGGCTTTCATACGTCCACCCCCAACGCCCGATACCATGCCAGCACGTCCGGGTTATCCACGAAGCCAAGTTCGGCCCGGAGTTCGTCAAGCGACTCGCATTCCATGAAGACCGATAGAACGCGCCGCGTGAACGATTCTTTCGGTAATCCGAGTTTCAGTGTCGCGGCTTGCACACGAGCCCACAGTAACGATTCCGCGCGCTTCATCCGAGTAACGCCTTATATTGTTCGAACCGGCGAAGTGCGCTGTCGGCGTCGAAGCGATCGTAAAGACCGTTCATGTCAGGCGCGCGCTTGTCACCCATGAAAGTTCGGGTCGGGGAACCGATCGGCACGGAGTCGGCGTATTGGTCCAGCACAATGACTGTTCCTTCCTTGTGCATTCGGATTGTATGGAAGTCCGAAGCCGACATATTGTAGGTGTCGCCGCACCGGTAGAAATGTCGCTGCGTTTCGATCAGTCGGGTTTCGCGTTTCCATGTGAAGCCGTCGCCACCATTTAGAGGCGTGCGCCACTCGAATTCCTGATACACCTGACCGACCCGGCGATGTGTTTCGATGTATTGCGAATTCGACATGTGACCGCATAGCACGGTTGTCCTGAAATCATAGCGGTGGTCGTGCGGGTTGACGACTTCGGGTAATTGCGCAACATCCCCTTCGAAGAAATAGACCTTGCGGGTATGTTCCGGGGTGCGCTTGACGCAAAGATAGTCAAATCCCTTCACATGGAAGTTGCGGAACGAATGTTCCAACATGGTTTGCATGAGACTGTCATTCACGGGGCAAGCGCTCCTGTTGCTTCTGTATCTGTTCGGGGATTTGCATCGGCGGCACGTCGTAAAGCGACAGCCGAAGCATGAGGATGTGCAATGCGGGGTCGTCAAGTTCGATCGCCCGCGCCGCGACTTCGGAAAGGATATTGCGAAGGATGTTCACCGGCTGGACAAGCGCCCAACCTGCCGGGTTTCCTTGAACCATTTCGGCGAGTAGGCCGGGCGTATTGACACGCCATTCCATCTTGTCACCGTCCATCATATCCGTTGTCCGCCTTTCCACCACACGACCGCGTCGCGCGGCAGTTTGAGCGTTGCGGCAGCATATGCCGCGTCAAGGTTCGGAACGTCATTGATGACGAATTCGTATTCCCCGCCCGGTGTCCTGATCCAAATGCGATAGCTGTTCATTCCGTCACCGGTGCGGTCCGGAGCGTGTCGACGCCGACCCATGCGGCTTGTTCGATCACGGCGATTACTTCGATAAGGGTCATGCCCTTCCCGAACATTTCCCGGACCGTATCGGTAAGAAAGCCGTTCACTTCGTTGTCAATGCGATCGATGAAAATATCAATCTGTTGCTGTTGCGTCGTCATTGCCCTGTTCTCCTGTTTAGATTGATGCAATCTTGCCGCTGACCGCCTTGAATTCGGCTTCAAGGGCGGCGCGTTCGATACGGATAATTTCGAGACGTTCAAGATTTTCCAGCTTCAACGGCAACGACTTTTCTTCACGGAACAGAGCGGTCAGCTTGGCGCGGATTTCCGTCAGCTTTGCGGTTGCTTCGTCGCGGTTCATGGTCGTTATACGCATCGTCGTATCTCCGTTTCAACGTCACGTTTATAAGTCGTTTCGGTGCGATTCGTCAACGGATATTTTGAATAAAAAGAACCCCGGAACGCGATACCGTGTCCGGGGTCAAGTTTAAGGGGTCGAAACAAGTCCCGACCGGGGCACCCTAGCCGAATCGACGGTCCGGGTCAAACGGTTATTTCACCACCCGTCAAAGCCGGATCGGTCTACGACCTTGCCGCAACATTTGCACTTTTCCCGCCAAGCAACATGTTGCTCACTGCTCTTGACGTATTCCCAAACGTGCCGACCGAGTCTGCAAAGTAATCCCATATTGCGATACCCCATTTTGCCGCTAGTTCGCGGCGGTTAATCCACGTCCAATGATTAAGGTCGATATATCCGCGATCTTCGCGTTTTCATGTCCGTCTGTCTCCGTTTCAACGTCACGTTTATAAGTCGTTTCGGTGCGATTCGTCAACACATAAAAAGACCCCGGCGAAATTAATCATCCGGGGTCGTGCTTGCGGCACTGAGACAATCGGCTCACTCGTGTTTGTAAAGTGCCGCTTCGTCCCATCCCTTCAGAATGAAATCGTCCTTCGACCGGGCCGACTTCACCGGTGTCTTGCTGGCGAACTTGTCCCACATGTTCGCGAACAGGCTATAAGTCTTGAAGTCGGCACGCCTGACGCCCTTTTGCCGTTCCTTGATCAGCATTTCCCGGAGCGCGTGCGCGGCGTCGCCCTTGTAATCGGGAAGCCCGGTCTTGAACACGCCGACGAAAGCGTTCGCCCTGTCGGGCTCTTTCTGGACGGCGGACCCGACATAGTGAATTGCCGCTAGAATTGCGGGGCGTGCCGGTGCCGAACCGAGTGTCAAGGTTGTCGACTCGATAATGCCCGGATGAAGTTCAAGCAACCGTTCGACTTCCGACGCGGTCGGCGTTGCCGCCAAGTCCTGACGCGCGAAGATCACAAGATTCCTGATTGCCGCCGCAACAGCCTTTCCGTTCTGAATAGAATGCAGCATGGTCAGGGTGTCGCCGATGTTGCGGGGACGTCCCCGGTCAATCGTCAACTGGTCTTCGCGGTCAATGCCGGTCATGAGCAGCGTTTGAAATGACCGGTCGGCTTCGACGGCGGCGGTCAGCCGGTGTTGCCCGTCAAGCAATTCGCCATTGACACCGAGCCGGATAGCATCGCCGTTCAGCCGCCAATCGTCGGCCATCATGTCACGCACCATTGCAGACACGGCATTCTTTGAAAGAGAACGGTTATTAGTGTTGGTCGCCAACAGCTTAGCGGCCCATTCAGGGGTCATCGTAACGATCTGTACGTTGCGGGTTTCTTCGGTAATCTGTTGCTTCTTGACTGCACTGTTCATTTTTTGTGTCTCCTAGTGGTTTTTGGGGATTGACTTGCATTTTCAATTTATACGGATTGACAGGAATCGCAAGGCAAAATATTAGCCGTTCCGTTAATGGTTTACAAAAGGGTTAACGGCATTATGACGCCTTGGGATAATCAAATTCTTGGAAAATACCCCCTTCGGCTTACTTCGAAGGTGCGAGTCACCTTCCGGGACGGCAGTACATCGCGCCACGCCGCAACCGTGGGTGATCATCACGGACTCGGTGACGATAGCTCTAATTGGCTATGCACCGGCGAACCGGAAGATATCATTGCATATGAGGAAATTGCAGCATGACAGAGTTGCATCAGCTTCTTGAATCCGGTCCCGTCATCACCGAAACACCCGAACCGGCGAAAGGTTCCGCGTATAATGGATGGATGTCGGATGCGTTGGCGCACGCCGACAAAAAGGCTTCCCCACTATCCCGCGCCCTGACCACAATCATGTCATGGGACGTTGCCGGACCCCAACCGACATACACCGCGACGGTCATCGTTGAAAATTCGGTGACGATGTATTTCACACCCGGCCCGGACGAAACGCCCTATGAAGCCCTTCAGCGGGAAATCGACCGCCGAGTCGGTTCAGGTGTCGTCATCCGCCATTCGGACCCGCGCGCCCTATGATCGCATTCGGTTCCCCCCAACACAAGGTAGCGGCGGCAACCAACGCCTTAGAAATCGCACGCCACGCGCTCGCGGCAAATCCCGGCAATATAACGTTCGCAATGGACGTTCAGAAAGCCAAGGCGGTGCGGGATGCGGCAATCATCGAATTGCGCCGGACATTCAGGGTGATCAATGGCACCGCCGATTAACCCGTACAAAGCGCCGGTAAAGACCATGTCCCCGGTGTTGCGCGCGCTGTTCAAACGTGCCAATGAATTGAAGATACCTGTTGCGGAACTCGCGGCGGGAATAGGCACACACGGCAATTCCCTTCGTAACTGGAAATCCGGGCGATCGGCACCGTCAATTATCGAAGTCGAAAGCTTCGCCGAATTCATCGGAGTGAAAATCTACATGGGGAACCTGCTATGAGTCAGGCCGAAATTCTGAATATCCTGAAGGAACCCGACACGCGAATGAACGGGATTGACGTCGACACGCTTTGCGATCGGCTTTACACCGACACGAACCGCCCGGCGAACCCGAAAGACGTCGTCCGGGTATGCGTCAACAAGTTGCGGGCGAAGGGGATCAAGATCGTCAATCCCTTCATCGGGCGCGGTAAGAAAGCCGTGTATCGGCTGGACGACGAACGGGTAGCGCTGAAGGCCGGGTTGAAGTATGCCCGTCAGGCGTATCACCTTGCCGGGATGACGGTCGGTCACCTGTCGCAACAGCTTGACCCGGTCGCGCTTGAAGAAGCGAAACGCCGTATCGAAGAAATCGCCGCTGACGTGCGGTTGATCGAAACGGAGCTAGTCGCAATATGACGTACACGCCGGAGGAATTCGCCAAGTTCGACAGGCTGACGCGCAACACGTCAAGCCAGAATGGGGCAATACGTGTCATGTCCCGTATCGACCTGTCGGGTTTCATTAAGGAACACGGCAAGGAAAAGTGCGATGAAATGTGGGAAGTCATCAAAAAGCGGGACAAACTATGAAGGAACGATTGGTCATCATCACGACCGCGAGGGCGGTGGCATTGGCGCACGCGTTGGCCGGGCACGATATAGACGTCATCATTACCGATGAAAATTACTATCCGGAAAAGCCCGACTTGAAGATGTTGCGTGAAGAACCCGCCGCGCCCGATGATCGCCCCGAACCCCGACGGTCGCGCCTGACGCCACGCGGCGGACGTTCCGACGACTGGAAAGGGAAGTACCGGTTTGGGTAAATATTCCGACATGCCCCGCCGCAAGGCGGATAAATACCTGACGCCCATGAAGCCGGTTATCCCGCTCGTGCCATTCATTCACCACATCGATACGTTTGACGAACCGTGCGCCGGTGACGGGCGGCTAGTGAACCATCTGGTCAAGCTAGGCAAGCGCGTGCGCCGGGCGTTCGATACCGAGCCCGATTCGCTGTTCGTCGCGAAGGGTGACGCGCTGACGACCCATTACGACGGGGTTGATGCAGTGATCACAAACCCGCCTTGGTCGCGTCCGATCCTTCATGACATGATCGCGCATTTCGTGGAAACGGCGGCGGAAGCTTGGTTGCTGTTCGATTCGAATTGGGTCAACACCGGGCAATCGGCGTATTTCCTGAAATGGTGCACGGATATTGTACCCATCGGACGCGTCAAATGGATCGAAGATTCCGAGCATGACGGCGGCAAGGAAGACGCTTCTTGGTTCCGTTTCAGCGCCGATTCAAACGGGCAAACAATTCAACATCCGCGAGTGTTGACAGGCGGCAAGAAGCGTTTATAAGTCGGTTCAGTGAAACGGAGAACCACGAACATGACGATGAAAGTTCATATTGACGTCAAGAACCGCGAAGTCATCGCCGAAAATCCTTGCGGGACGATGGGTTTCGTGACGTGGCGACGCCTGACGGAAGAACTGTTCCGCGAGGCGAACGAAATCACGGAACGCGAAGAAGTGACCCACGTGACCATTGACAAGGATGGAATCACCTTCAGGATCGGGCGTAAGTGATGACAATGCATCTTCTTAAATCAGACTTCGCGAACTTCCAATTTGAACGTCAGATTGCCAGTGACAACGGCGTCAAGACTCTTTCCGTCGTGATTAAGCCGTTCGACGGAACAGCTTATTACAGGTTCGAAAACCGTCGTCGCGGGTCGATCAGCCATTTTGCGCTTTTCGAAGACGCGATCGAAGCGTTCAACACCGCGAAAACCGGGGGCTGATCGATGAACGCCCAACGCTTCAACGAACTCGCCGACCTTGCCCGCATCTACTTTGAAGACGGGGCACCGGCAACCGCCGCAATGGCACTCCGTAAACTTGCGGACGAACTGGACGTCGCGCAACAGAAGAAAAACGCGGAGCTTGACGCGCTTATCCGGGGGTCGCGCCGATGAACAAGGAACGCCTCTTACGCCTTGCCGACCGCATCGAAACCGCGACTGATTTCAACATGCGCGACTATCATTATTGCTTCGCCGGTCAGACGATCGCCGAATTCAAGCCGGAACCGGTCTATAACCCGATAACCGACGCGCTTTCGAGACACAACACGGCCCGGCGCGCGCTGGACCTGACGAAGCGGCAGTCCGAAGACCTGTTCACGCCGTCGGTCCATCTGTGGCGGGACCGGGGCATTAACAACGTTCACGCTATCACCAACAAGCAAGGCGCTGCGGTTCTTCGCCACTTCGCCGCAACTGAAAAAGTGGATTTCTCGATATGTCAATGACCAAGCGGGAACAGTCGGAATTCGACATGATGCGCGCCCGTATGAGTATGGCGCAAGCGCTCCGTTGGCCGGAAGGTGAAAAGCCCGTACCCATGACACGTGCCACGATTCAGGCCGCGTTACTTGGCCCGCACGCCGTCGAAGTACGGAGCGACTACGGCACAATGCGCAAGGCCGTCAAGGGTTGGGACTATCACCATTGGAACGGCAACTATTCGGTTCGCGAAATCGTCACGGACGGGAACAGCCATGCCGGTCTATATGATGGTAAGGCGTCAGGATGGGCACAGGGCGGCGGACGGGTATTCACCACACGCGCGGATGCGTTGCGCGCGCTCCGGTTCGACATGACCGAATCATTCGCGGCGAACCTTGCCGACGTCGACAACATGATAAAGGCCGCACAATGACCGCATACGCCGAGTTTCACGGGCAAATTCTCCGGGAAGTCACCGGAATCAACATCGACGGCAAGACTTACGCGGCTTCCGCGATCGAACGCGACCACAACGATTTGCGCGCATTGTGCGGCGCGGTGTTGGAACACTTCGGAATTTCCGGCCTTGACGCGGTGTTGAAAACCGCCCTTGGTGTGCGTCATCAACCCGCCGAGCCCGCACCGTGCCCGACCTGTGGCGCTGATTGCGCCGGGGCGAACCCGCCCGTCACGTACTGCCCAATGCAGAACATCGAAGAACTGAAGCGCGCCGTCGCTCCGCTCGTGGCTATCGCCAACGCATACGACGCGAATGATCTTGACGACGAAGCCCGGAAGCATTGGGGACCGGGACCGGATCACAATGCTTTCACGAACGACACACCGCCGCAACAGATCGAACTTTACAGCGGACGCGGCGGCAAGCGCCTTCTGACCCTTGCCGACTGCATCACAGCACGGAGCGCGGCGCGATGAGAACCGAACGGAGTATTCACGGTCTTTCCGGCGACGGGCAATATCACGAACGCCAAGCGATCGGCCCGTTCGTCACATACAAGCGCGTCCGGGTTCAGAAATGGTCGCCGGTCATGTCTGAAATCGAAGTCGAATGCGGCGTTCGTGTCGGGCGTTGGCGCTTCGGCCTGACGTCCAGCAAGTTGAAGTTCAGCGACGGGCAAGAACCTGCCGTTCAATACAAGAGGTACGGGCTATGAAATATCTAGCGTTATCATTCGCCGCGTGCCTTCGTCACGCATTCATGAGCGGTGCCGGGTACGGCGATCTTGAACGGATCAGCGAAACCGATCAGCAACGATGGTCGCATTACAATCCGCCCGACGTCGGCGCGTTCACTCGCATGAACGAAGCGATCCTGAAGATTGCCGAGCCCACGCCGTCGAATTGGCAACCGGTCGAAACACTGCCGAAGCAAGGTCGCATTCTCGCGACTTCCCGATACACCGGTAACGCATGGGGCGAACCGTACGTGTTCGAATGGAACGCCCGCGCCGAGCTTTTCGACTGCCGCAAACGCGGCATTTGTATCTATCCGCAATTTGCTGACAAGTGGGTCGGCCTTCCGATTCCAGAGTTTCCCGCATGAAGTACGCCGGGCGCAATGCATGGGGTCAGCACGTCGTTGGGGCGCTTCACCGCGAATGGTCGAACGGGATAACGATCGAATACGAAAACGGTGTTCGGGAATTCATCAACACCGCACGCGTCATTGGGCGCGTCGAAGAAACCGAAAGGGACGGCAATGCTGACTTATTCGGTCCCGTTCGCTGATTACGAAGCGGACATGAAAGAAACCGCCGAACAGGCGGCGGGGATTATCCGGAAGCTTCGCCGGGAAATCACGAACCGCGATCAGCTAATCATATGGCTGATCAAGGCGGCGGGCGGTGAAATCCGCGTTCCGATTGAACGGATGCTTGAAACGGACGGAACCTTTCAGGTGTGGGAAGACCCGGCGAACTTCGCCCGAATTTACAAGGTGGAAAAATGACACACGAACGAATCATCGGCGTCGCGGTGCGACTGAACGGCGAGGTTTACGGATTGCCAGCACCGGCCCGGCACGGTCAGGTTTTGCGCCTGATCGGCGCTTGTATGCCGGACGACCCCGACGCGCCGCACAAGGCGGAACAGGGTTTCATTACCGACCGCGCCCGGTTCGTCACGCGTGAGGAAGCGCGCCACGTTGTACAATGGGAAATGGCCCGTACGACCGCGCCGAGACTTGTACACTATCCCCGGCTGAAGGATCACGGGCGATGGGAACCAAGCCACCACGCGACGCAATTGTTCAGTGAGGATTTATGGTAATGAACGACGATATTCTTGACCTGATCCGCCGACGCCCGGACATTTCGAGCGCTTACATTGCCGGATATCTGCGGGGCACCTATCCGAAGCTGACAACGGCGGAAGTAACCCGCCGATTGCTCCGCATGGCAGCGCAAGGTGTCGTGATGCACCAAGCCGGTTCCATTCATGGCGGGGTTCAATACGTATGGCGGTTGGCGCAACAATGACCTATGTGTATCGCCGGGTCGAAATCCCCACGAACGCACACCCGCTTGTGTGCTTGCTGTTCGAAACGATGCGGGAACGCCGAATCACCGTTCAGGAAGTCGCCGACCGATCGGGCGTTCACCGCGACACACTCCGGGATTGGCGCAAGCGCCATTGCGCGACGGTCGAAAACCTTGAAGCGTGCTTTAACGTCGTCGGCATGACGTTGCAGCCGGTGCCGTTGACCGACAAGGCACCGCGTCAAAAGCTTGACCGGATCGCCGATATCATGGGCGAATTGCTTGACCGCCCGTCCGCTGCCGCCCAACTCGGAATTAGCGTCGTGTCGCTTCGCCGGCTGGACATTCCGTATCGAATAATCAATAATCGCTGCTACTATCACCGCGACGACCTGAAAGTATGGGTCGCCGGTCATCCCAAGATTCGGAGCAACCTGAAATGATCACCCTGAACCCGGCACAAGCCGCCGCCGTCCCGTTCGTCCGGGAAGAACTCGCCAAGGGCGGGGAAATGGTCTTCAATGCACCGGTCGGCGTGGGTAAATCAATCGTCCTGATCGAAGCGATTCGAGACGTACCGCGCGTGGCGTACTTGTCGTGCATGGCGCAATTGCGCGAACAGTTCAAGCACTTGTGCGGCGAAATGAACGTCCACAACGTGACGTTCATTGAACCCCGAACCGGGCTTGTCGGTCATTTTGAATTGGTCGTCGCCGACGAATCCGCCCGTGACATAAAAATCAATCACCCGTGCGTCATTCGGTATTGACCGGTCATCCGAAACGACTTATAAACGTTGGCATTGAAACACCAACGGAGTGACCGACATGGCCCACAAGACACCATTTACCAAGGCAGTTGAAAACGCGATTGAACGTCACGGTTCCCGCGCCGACTGCCGGGAACTTTGCCAGCGTTTGGAGACGGAAGAAAAGATCGTCAAGAAGCTGATCAAGCGGGCGCTCGACTCCGAATATTACATCACGGTCAACGACGGCGAAGAAGACGTCGTAATCAAGAGCCGGGATTACCCGAAGATTATCGACGCGGTGTTCAGCACTGACGAAGATTACTTGTCGTTCTACAAGGCCGCCGACGCTGACGACCGGGTCGGAATCGTCTATCTCGTGTACGGGAACGACGGCTTTGACGTGATCAGCGACTATGCTTCGTCCGATCTTGACGCGTTCGAAGTGTGGATGACGCCAGTTAACGAATACGCCGACAAATTCGACAAGTAATTTCACGAGCGGCGCGAATGCCGCTTGACCACCCGTCCGAAACGACTTATAAACGTTGGTATTGAAACACCAACGGAGTGACGGACATGACGAACTTTAAAAAAGGCCAAATCGTAAACCTTGTAAAAGATTGGGACGGTAAGGGTACTGTTTACATCGCACCGGCAATCGTTCACTCTTGCGGCAAAAAGCAAATGGTTCTGACACACGCCGTTACCGGTGTCGAACTTGGCCGCCATTTTCGCCCGCAACGCGAAGGTTGGGGAAATGCTGAACTTGTTCTGACGGCTGATGAAGATGCCAATGTGATTGCCCTTGAAATGGCAAAGACCATCCGCGCAGAGTTTATCGCTAAGGAAACGCAGACTATCGCCACGGCGACCGGTTCAAAGGAATATTGGGATAAGCGCCGGGCGGTCCTGACGGAAGTTTTGAACGGCGAGGCTTCGGTAATCACCCGCTAACAAAGGAACGGGGCGCGAATGCCCCGGCAATCACATGACCCTGAAACGAGCGCTTTACGCCTTGTGCGTCGCGATCTTCATCATCAACGCGTTTCAACTTCGCGCCGCCCTGAAGGCCGAAGAACAGCGCATGGAACAGGCGGCAAGGGTATGACCTACGCACAACACATGATCCATGCTGACGCGGCGGCGCGGTGCAAGAAATGGGACGAAGCCGCCCGGCACTATACGACGGCGCTTCGCATCCTGCTTTTTCAGGCTACGTTTCCCGTGACGAATACGCAGGTTCAGACCGTTCAGGCGCTCCGATTCGAATGCTATCGCCAATCCCGCGCCCGGTCGGTATGATACGGCCCGGACCAACAAGAGGAACTATTCATCATGGGCGTTGAAGCCATTGCAGAACTTGCCGACAAGCGGCGAGCATTGAAGGCCGACAAGGCAAACGTTGATACTCGCGTTACCGGCCTGACCACGCGTCAGACGGCGCTTGCCGCGTCGATTACCGATATCGAAGGCGGCATTACCGGAGCGGGCGGCGCTATCCCGGCGAATACGGCTGTTCCGACAGTCACGGGGACGGCGAAGGTCGGTTCAACCCTGACCGGTGTCGACGGCACGTTTACCGGCACACCGACGCCCACGAAGACGCGTGAATGGCTGATCGGCGGTGTCGTCAAGTCGACGGCGCAAACCTATGTGCCCGTCACGGCGGATATCGGCAAGACGGCGGTTTTCCGTGTCACGGCGTCGAACGTCATTGACAAGGTCACGGCGTCCAGCGTGGCGACGTCAGCGATTATCGCTTAGGTCGATTCGACCTTCGACCACTCCGCATTCAAGCGGCGGCTAAACATCGTGACGGCACGGAAGCTTTCAAACGTTCTTTCGTGCCGTTCGCCTTCTTCGTCATCCCATTTGATTCGCCACTTCCGATCAGGCGGAACATAAGGGCGCGTAAGGATTTCCTTGATCGCGTCTTCATCGACCCCGAATCGTTCGGCGATCAGACAAATCTCTATTCGGTATTTCCGGTATAGATCGTGAATTTTACGGACGTCTTGCGCGGTCACGCGTTCGTTGTCCCGTTGATGCTTTGCCACGTGGTAAAAGTTCTCCGTTTCGCGGGTCTTTTAGCGCGTTTTTCGCGTGCGCGCAATATACGCAGTTGACAGGTTATCCGAAACGACTTATAAACGGTCATCAACACACAAACGGAGTGACCGAAATGACCGACAGTTTCGCAGCATCTACCGAGATTACCGCCCGCTACATCAATCTGAAGTACGCTGCCGCGACTAAGTCAGATTGGCGTTCGCTCATGCTTGACGCCGGTTCGGTAATCAAGACGATCAAGTCGGAAAAAGAAGCCGTCTACACGGACGGCCCGAAGGTCCACGGCGCGCGTCAGGCTTCACAGCTTGACATTCTGGACGAACGCGAATTCCGCATAAGCGCGGTTTACGATAACGCAATGAACATGATGGTACGGGCTATTTAAGCCCGCCACAACCCAACGGAGACAACGACAATGATCAATACTAAACTTACCGCCCGCATGGTCGATGACGGTGTTTACCTGACCGACGTAAACCGCGATATCGTCGCGACGTTTGTCAGTCTCGCGACCTTCTATATCGTCACCGGCTTCAAGACCGTCGAAGCGTACAACGACTATCAGGACGAACAGCCGGTCAAGTTCCTCGTATGGGAAAGGAAACACTGAAATGAAGAAGCTACCCGAAATCAAGGTCGGATCGAAAGTCGCATTCAACACGCTCGCGGACGCCGTTTGGTTCGACGTTCTGGAAATCGACGGGTTCACACTTGTCATCCGGGAAACCGGCACGAGCTACGCGAAACAGTACATGGATAAGTCGCTTGTGAAGGCGGTGAAATCCGCTTAAGCCGCGTATCCCTGTGCAATCATGAAAGCCTGTGCCGAAAGGTCCGGGCTTTCTTTCATTTCGCGCTTGATCCAGATCGTCGGGCGGACCGCGCCTTCGGCCATGATCAGAACCGGCGAGCGACCCCATTCCATGAAGCCGAGCGATTCAAGCGCCATCTTCCGGCGCGTGCGGTTCGTGCGGAGCCGCTTTTGCTCTTCCAGCTTGGTCAGGGCGACGGATGACAGCCAGCCGCCCCGGAAGCCCTCGCGGCCCTCGCTGATCGCTTCCATGACTTCTTGTTCGTAGTTGCCCATAGACGCGCCGATTGCTTCACGCGTGCTTGACGTGTCAGGGGCGCGAGCCCGCGCCGCGCCGGTGCCGATCGGGTTGAACTCCGGGTTCAGTTCACGGGTTTGAAGGTAATGCGTCATGTGAGCAAAGCCGCCGTTGCGAAGCCAGTCCCACAGTTCCGGGAAGTACCCGACCGGAAAGTCACGGTGCACGTCGTCGGCGGACTGTTGGGCGGTGAAGAACGGCGCATAGCGGCGCGTCCCGGCATCGATCGGAAGGGAATTCTTGAAGTTTGAAAGAATGATCCAATTCGACTTGTTCGGACGCATAGCTTTCTTGCCGCCCTTGGCCTGCATTTCAACAATGTCCGACGTGACCCACGTTTTCAGATTGTTTTCGACTTCATACCGGCCTTCAAGGGTCAGTTCTTCGACAATGATCAGGATGCGATTTTCAAGCCAGTCGTTGAACTTGTTCGCGATGTCGTCACTGAAAGGCTCGTGGACATATTTCGGACCGACCGCCATTTTCAACATTGCGCCGATCATGGATTTACCGTTGCCTTGCGCGCCCTGAATGAACGGTGCCCATTGGAACTTTACGCCGGGGTTCTGAACTACCGCCGCGAGATAGGTCCAGATGATTTCACGATCGCGGGCGTCCGGGAACAGCTTTTCGAAGTGGTGCAGCATCGGCGACACGTCGCCCGGTACGGACCGAACAATCGGGTCGGGCATGTAAACGTTGACCATGCGATTTTCGATGTGACCGAACGGCAATTGCGGCTCAAACATTGTCGTTTCGACCTTCGGGAACTGATAGGCGCGGTTCTCGGTGAAGGCTTCAAACGCGTTCTTCGTCGGGCCGGTCATGTCGGCGGACATAATGAACGTGTGTCCGCCATACATGGACTTGAAGACTTCGGGTTTCATGAGCGTCCCCGACGGCGTCAACATTTGGTGAAGGCTGGCGACGTACACGCACCCTTTGAACTTTTCAATCTGATCTTGGATCAGCATTAGTTCTTGCGGCGTGCCGAGCAATTCCCCGTCAACCGCGACGCCCTGCATTCCGACGGGTAACGCGCCGGTGCCGGGAAGGCCGGGAAGCCCCGTGCCCGGTAGCGCCATTCCAGCCGGGGCGGCGGTGACGCGCGGTTCTTTCACCACGTTGTAGAACGACGACGAACCCTTCAGCGCCTTGCCGATTGTGATCGACCGATACGAATCGCGAAGCCACTTGTCGCGCTTGCCGAGCGCCGACATTCCGAACAGCCGTTCCATGCGCCGCGCGTCGCGCCCGGTGTAGAACGCCAGATGCGCGAGCAATGCAAGGTCGGCTTCGGACGCGCCGTATTCGTCGGAGTCGGACGGGAAAAACTTCTTCAGCGCTTCGACGTCACCGTTCCACAGATCGGAGAACGACGCCTTGTTGCCGAACATCGTTTGCGCACCGCCCCGGCTGGAAAGCATGAGCCGTATCAACGAAGCGTCATCAGCCGGGCCGGTGTATCCTTCGCACGGACCATCCGGCAATTCTTCGATATGACTTTCAGCAACCGGTGACGCCGGGAAGGCGGCTAGCAACGCCGTGGGCGCGTAAAACGCACCGTTGAAGGGTTGGGATAGCCCGGACGTCGCCGGAACGCGCCCTAGTGCCCGCTTCTTGGCGTCAGGGTGGTTGATCGTGCCGGGAAGGCGCAACAGGCGGTCAACGTTCCAACAGTGATCGGCGTTGAACCGGTCGGCAATGCCCCGATTGATCTGTTCGACGGTTGCGACGTCCGTTTGTTCGTTCAGCCACCATAGCGCTTGCCAACCGTTGCCGCTGTCGATGATCACGGACGGCGCACCGCGCGCAATCAGATCGTCATAGGCGGCTTGCTTGTCCCACACCGCGACGCCCTTCGGCGGGTCAATGTCGACATGCGCGCAACGAATGCCCACGATATCGGTTTTCTTCGGCTTGTTCTTGCTGAAGCCGGGCGGGACAATATTGACCGTCCAGTAAACGTTGCGACCCTTGGCGTTTTCCGCCTGAACCCAATTCGAAGCGGATTGCCAGTCATTCGCGAACCACGCGCCGGATACGGCGTGCGCCGGGTCGAATGCGTCCGGAGTGATCGCGACAACATGAATTGAGTTAGACGGCGCGAGATAGTCGCGAAGAAACGTTTCAAGCTGACCAGTCACGAATATATCTTTCATAGTCCGACGTCGAACATGCAAACCCGGCGATACCGCCAAGGGAAGCAACGTGAGTCAGGCAAGTCATCTGTGCGCGTTCGCGCGTATTCGAAGGCCGGTTCAGGTCGCGCGGGTTCCAATCGGGCTTTTTCGCTTCGATCATCGTAAAGACGCCGAAGGTTCGCCCGATGTGGTGTGGCTGGACAACGACCCGCGTCACGCCGACATAGTCGCCGGATCGCCAGTCTTTCCACCATGACGCCGAATCGTTGCCGAGCCCGTAACGAACAGGGCGTTCGGTTTCGTCCGTGGGGGTGGTCGCGCCCGCATTGTTGCGCCACAGTGCGCCATGCCCGACGGCGGCAAGACGAAGTTCCGAGCCGACCCGCGATTCGGAACCCTGTTCGTTCTTTCGGACGTCGGGCGGTGTGAGATTGGCGCACCAATCCGCAACCGCTTCGGCGGGTATTTGCCACTTTGCCGCCCATTCATGGAACATCATGCGGTCAGATACCCGCGACGTATGCGGTCAGGAGCGAAAGAACACCAAAGACGGCGAACATGTAAAGACGAAGGACGGCAGCAAGAACGCCAAGACAGGTACGCCGGAAAGCGCCGATCAGCGACGCGAAAGAGATAACGGCGAAAAGGATTGTCAGCGCATAGCCGATAACGTGGACTAGCATGATGGGGAACAAGCTCCGTTGTTAAGCGTTGGATACGTCAAGCGGCGACAGGTGTCAACCGCCGTTGCATGTGTTCACGCACCTTCGTTTCAAGCGCGTCGACTTCGGGCCGGGAATCGATCGATTGCGCCGACATGACGTCAACCCCGAATGTCAGGAAGAACCGCCGATACAGTTCCGAATCACTTTCACGGTGAACGTCGCGCCCGACACCCGCCCAAAGCTTTATCGCTTCGGCAAGTTTCCCGTGTGATTCGAGTAGTTCCCGACGGCGCTTCTTGATCGAATTGACCACGACTTCAGACGCGCCGAGTGGGACGGCGGCGGGTACATCGTGAAGCTTGCGAATCTGACCGTGAAGCCGGGCCATCAGTTCGTCAGAGAATTCCACAAGATCGCCGTCGACCATGTCAGGCAGTGACCGACCGACCGGTTCCGGCTTGTGTCCGCAATGACTGCATTTCGTCAGGTTGCGGGGGTAGGGGTTTTTGCACCCCTTGCAGTTCGTCAGCGGAATTTCGTCATCTTTTTCCCGCGTCTTCTTGCCCTTTTCTTCGTTCATCAGATACCACTTGCGCGGGCTCGCGGGCATGTGGTGCGTTATCCAGTTGTTGACGTGGTCGATGATGACGCCTTTCGGCTTCGGCCCGGCAGCAATCGCAGCGAGTCGGCCTTCTTGCGTGTTCAGGTCAAACCCCGGAGCGTAAACCGGCCTGATCTGTCGTCCGGCTTGCTGCCTGAACTTGCCGAGCGACATTGTCGGTCGACCCATCGAAACGACGTCCACGCCGGGGATATCAAGCCCTTCATCGAACAGGTCGACGTTGACAAGCTGAAGCAAGCGCCGTTCGGCGAACTTGTCCATTAACCCCATACGGATGTTGTCGGGCGTCTTGCCGTTAACTGCCGCTGCCGGAACGCCGCGACGGTTGAATTCCGCCGCTACCTCAATCGCCGTTTCGACGTCGACAACGAAGGTAATCCCGGCAAGCCCCGGCGCATTGTCGAGATAGGTTTGCACGATATCGCCGACGATCTTCGACTCGCGCGACTTGCGCCGGGCGGCGTCAAGCTTGAATTCGCCGGTCGATTCGCTGATATCTTCCGCCGTCATGTGGATTGACGGATTTTCCGCTATGTATCGGTAGTTCGACAGATAGCCTTGTTCGATCATCCAAGCCGGTGACGGTCCTTCAATCATTTCGTGGAACACGCCGCCCTGAACCGCCGCGAGTGACCGACGATCACACCGGAGCGGCGTCGCCGTCGCACCAAGGCCAAGCGCGTCCGGAACCTCTGCCGGTATCTTGCCGAACTGATTGTTTGCAAGGAAGTGGTGTGCTTCGTCGCCGACCCAAAGGCGAATCGATTTGATCCACTGTTCAAGTTCCTTGAAGCGTTGCACGAGCGTTTGAATGGACGCGACGCCGACCGGGCTTTGCTGATGCACGAACGACTTGCCGAACTTCTTCACGTGCCGCGCGACGCAAAGTCGATAGGTCGATTCGGACCCGATAACGCGGTGCACGATTCCGAGCAACGCCAGCGATTCGGACAATTGCGCGACAAGCTCGCCGCGATGCACGGTCAAGCATGTCGGAACGCCCATGTCTTGGATGATTGACGCGATCGTGATCGTCTTACCCGATCCGGTCGGCAGCACGGCAAGAACGTTTCGATTCCCGGCATTCCAAGCGTTAAAGATTTTCTGTTTCGTCTCGATTTGGTAGGATCGAAGATTGACTGTCATTATTTACAGATCGCCTTGAAGATCAGGAATTGCGCATACGAAAACAGCGACGCGAACCACCATGTCGGGGTGTCAAGCGGGAAGTCCCACATGTAGCGCGCCGCGAAATAAGTCGCGGCGCAAATGGCGGACGCGACGACAAACCTTCCGATTGCTTCCATGATCAAGCCGCCCACGCCGCGCATACGATTCGCGCTTGGTGTTTCGCGTCGTCCAACGCGTAATGTTCGACGCCCTTGAACGGAATGGACTTGTCGTCAAAGCCGGTCCAACGAATCACCGTGCGCACACAAAGCGGTTGCCGATGGGTCCACGGGACCGGCTGACCGACCATTTGATACGCGCGTTCCGTCAGCGCACAATCGAACGCGGGCGGCTTGGCAAAGATGTTCTTGGATTCCGCAACCCGGCACCATTTGCCGAATTCTTCCAACGCGTCAGCAAGCGGTTTCTGATCAGCCTTCAGGTATTTCCGCGCTTCGTCGCGCTCCGGATCGGCCCACCATTTAATAGTGTCCGCATCCGTGGTCATCCCCTGCAAAATAGACGATAGCGGGTCGATATTGACATAGAATTCATCGTAAAACGTGCCGCTTTTCAGATCGAAACGCACCGCGCCAATAGATAGCACGACCGCGCCGACCGACGTTCCGAGTGTTTCAATATCAAGGCTGATATCCGACATGCAATTTTCTCCGGGGTGTGTTGACAGGTGGCTTCAATGCGACTAAACCCCGTCCTTGTCAACAGGCAACAAACGGAGATATTGCCAATCATGACCACCCGCAAATTTACGGTTACGTTCGACGTTTCCGACTCGGAATTCGAAAACTTCATGGTTCGCCTTGGTGGCGGTGCCGTGCTGAACAAGGAAATTCCGCGCAATACGACGGTCACTTCTGAGGAAGTCGGCGACGGCGACGAAGGTGAAGCGATCACCGGCACTACCGACAAGTTCGGCGTGACATGGGACGCCCGTTATCATAGCACCACGAAGAACACGAACAAGGATGGCTCTTGGAAGCGTGTCAAGGGTCTTTCCGACGCCGCCAAGGCTGAAGCCGACGTCTATGAAGCTGCACAGAAGGCCGCTGCCGTCACTGTTGCCGCTCCTGTGGTTCCCCTCACACTTCCGGTTGCCGAGACTGCCCCGGTCGTCGCTGAAACCGTCGCCGCCCCGGTCGTCGGCCTTCCCACCGGCCTTCCGACAGGTGCCGCCCCGATCGGCCTTCCGATGCCCGTCGCACCGGTAACACCGCCGCCTGTCACGTACGAAGAAGTCGTCGCCAAGTATCAGGCCGTTGCCGCCGTCAACCCCGGTGCCGTCGCCGACTATGTGGCGCTGTATGCATCCGTCGGTATCACCGACCCGAACGCCCTTCAGACTGACGAAACGCTTCGCCGCAAGCTGTTCGACAAGCTGACCGAACTGACCCCGGTCGCCGCCTAAACTGCCGGGCGGGTGAATAGCCCGCCTAACGTTGGGGAATAGCCAAGCGGTAAGGCTACGGTTTTTGGTGCCGTCATTCCTTGGTTCGAATCCAAGTTCCCCAACCACATTCTTTCCCGGAGATACCTTTGGCCTACAATCTTCGACCGTCAGCGTCCGGGATATGGACGAAGTGCGCGGCAAACCCGCGAATATCAGCGAACGTCAAGCGCGAGCCCGTGACGTCGGACGCGGCCCGTGAAGGCACTTGCGCGGCATGGGTTGCCGAATGCGTCCTGAAGGGTCAGTTCGCCACGTGCGCCGATATGCTTAACCATGTCCACCCGAACGGATGGGTCGTTGACGATTTCATGACCTATTACATTCAAGGGTACGTCGACAAAGTCCGGTCGCGCGGCGGCACGATCAACGCTGAAATGTTCGTTCGTCTGTCGGACACGATCGCCGGAACATATGATTCATCCGTTGTGTCGTCTGATGCGGAAACGCTGTTCGGCGACGACCTGAAATATGGCTTCGGTATTGTGGACGTCTATGAATGCACGCAACTTATCATTTATCTTTACGGCGAATATTTGCGACTCGGTCGCCCGGCTTCGATCAAGCGCGCCACGTTGGGCATTTATCAGCCGCGCGCCTATCATCCGGAAGGCATTCACCGGACATGGACGATCAGTATTCAGGAGCTATATGAACGCGCCTTGGCGATCGTTCAGGCCGGGGCGAAGTGTCAAGAACCGGACGCCGTAGCGACGCCGGGCGGACACTGTACCTATTGCAAAGGCGCGCTGGAATGCGCTTCGTCGGCGTGGACGCTTTACAAGGGCTTCGAAGTCATCGAACGCAGCGAACAGGGTGAAATGTCGGCGGAAGAACTCGCGAACGAAGCGAACTTCTTGAAGCTCATGGACACCATGTTGAAGGGTCGGAAAGCCGCGATCGAAGCGGAGCTTGAAGCCCGTTTGTCGCAAGACGAATACGTTCGCGGTTGGGGTCTTGAAGATCGTACCGGAAACCGCAAATTTACGGTTGACCCGGTCACGGTGCATCTGTTAACAGGTGTCAACCCTTTCAAACAAGAGGTTATGTCACCCGCCGAACTGGAAAAGGCCGGTGCGAACAAAAACGTCGTCAAGACAATCACACGCGTCCCGAAGATCGGGACGAAGTTGAAACAAACCACAGATAGAGACTTTGGGAGAATGCTTCGTGAACGTTAAATCGTGGATCGAATCCGTCCGTGACGGCAAAGTTTTCACTCATGCGCTTGCCATTGTCGGCCCGCGCGGATCAGGCAAAGGCGTGGCGGTCAAGTTGCTGGAAACGGCATTTCCGTTCATACAATCAATCACCGTCAACGCTTCGCATTTCGGCGCAAACGGCCTATTCGACCCGCTCGCAATTGCCGTCACGGAAACCGATCTTGTGACCGTGGACGAAGTATTTACGAACGGCCAACTTGACGCGGTCAAGAATATCATATCAGAAAGGTTTATCCGGGTTCAGATTCGTGGCAAGGGTGAAGAAGTTCGCACGCCGAAAGCTAACCTGATCGTGACGGCACAATACTTCCCGGTCGATACCGATCGGCGTTTCATCGTGACGACGCCGATCGAACTTATCGCTAACCTTATCCCTTTCCTTGCCCGATAACGCGAGAAACGCGCAAGGTAGCTATTCACTCGCAACAGGAGCATAAACGCGCATGGCGCAAGAATCTATCCACCTTCTTTCTCCGCTTGGTCGTCTTGTTCGCGGTTCGATGACGGAACGCCAGACGACCGACTATGACGGCAACCCGTACGAAGACGGCAAGGGTCCGTTTGAACTCGGTTTTGCCGTTCCGAAGGCTGACCCGAAAGTCGGCGAATTGCTTGTCAAGATTTTCGGTCACGCAAAGGCCGGTTACGCGAGCAAGCCGCACATCGTCCAGAAAATGGAAATCGAGTGGAATTCGGGCTTCAACGCCGGTTCGTTCCGCTTCAAGGTCCGCGACGGCGACAAGCCGAACAAGGAAGGTCGCATCAACGAAAACACCATCGGCCATTGGGTGTTTAACCTGTCGTCGTATCTGCCGTTCAAGACGACCTATGTCACGAACTACGGCTTGCCGAAGTTCAAGAATGCACAGGGCGTTGATATCGAACCGAACACCGAAATTCCGCCGTCGCTGATCAAGATCGGCGACTATGCACACGTGAACATCGGAACGAAGGTCAACGACAAGGAAGACCACACGGCGGGGATGTTCATGAACATCAATGCCGTCATCCTCGCCGCGAACGGTCCGGCCATCACTGGCGGCATTGACCTTAAGACCGCCACGAGCGGCATTGAAGGCATGATCGGTCAGCTTCCGCCCGGCGCATCTGTCGCCCCGGTTGCTGCCGCGTCCGGCCTTCCCGCCCAAACGTCGGCACCGGTACAGTCCACGGGTTTGCCGGGTCCGGGCGGCGCTGCACCCGTTGCGGGTTCGACCGGCCTTCCGGGTCCGGGCGGTGCGCCGACGGGCGTTCCGGGTGGCTTGCCGACTGCATCCCCTTCTAACGTCGCCCCGCATGAAACGTTCCTTCAGGGTCCGGGTGGCGGCGCGGCACCGGGTGGCGTTGGTCTTCCGCTTCCGGCCTGATCATGAACGATCTTTTCGCCCCGATAGAATGGTTGCCGCTTTACACGGTCCTGAACTGTTGGGGCGAAATCATCACACGCGAAGCCTTGTGGGTCCGGAGAAATGGCCCATATTCGGCGGTTTTCATCATTCGCGGACGTCCGGAATGGACCGTTCCCGATGGCCTTTGGAGAAAGAACACATGAGGGATTTTGAAGCGTTTGCGGCGGATGTTCATTGCCGCAATGCAAAGTGGTGGTTCGACAAGGACGGCGTGCCGGTTGCTCGTGACTACGGAGAACTGCTCATGCTCGCCGTTTCGGAACTTGCCGAAGCGATGGAAGGCGTGCGCAAGTCAAAGCCCGGCGCACCACTCATGGACGACAAGCTTCCGTCACGTCCAATGGAAGAAGTCGAGATTGCCGATACGGTCATTCGCCTGACTGATTCGTCGGTCGGCCTGAAGACCGGTCTTTATCCCGCCCTGATCACCATTCGAAGCGGCATGGAACGCCCGACGAAGGCCGCAAACCTTTTGACGATCGTCAAGACGATCTGCCTTCTTGACGACGCAATCGCGGACGGCGATGATCAGGGCGCGCGACACTACCTTTCAACGGCCATTGCGTATTGCTACGATTACGCCGAGCAATACGGGCTGGACCTTGATGGTGCGATTGACGCGAAAATGGCGTACAACGACAACCGCAAGGACCACACCCACGAAGCGCGCGCCGCCGTCGGCGGGAAGTCGTTCTAATGGCGATCCGCATCAGATGGGGCGAAACGCCATGGTGGCTTCGAATCGTAGGGCTTTCGCCCTACCGCCGCCGTGTGGTCATTCCGCACGACACCGACCCGTTGCAATCAACCGTTCGTTGGGAATATTGGAACCCGACGATTCACGGCCAAATTCTCCGGTTCTGACATGGTTATTCGAGTCAACGATATCGTCAAAATCGTCACACCGGAAATCTTCATTCGGTGTGGTTACCCCTTCGATCAGATAGCGGCGACAGATCATCTTGTTGACCATTACGCCGAAGATGTTCAGGCGCTGATTACCAAGATCGACCCGAACGCCAAATATCCCCGCCGCTTCGGAAGCGGAAAGGATTTCCGCGATCTTTGCGGGCGTATCGCCCGGATCGTCGCAACGCGTGACGGCTTCGGCGGATGGACGCGGTCGCTTCACACGGAGCGGAAAGAAGAATGGACCGGGCTTCGGTGTCAGGTCCGCGCCAAGAAGGTACACAAGACCGGAAACTATTTTCCGCCGACGGGCGGGGATGAATGGTATGAGCCGGGCGGCTTGGATAACGAAAAGACACACGTCATATTGACCGTCTCGCCGATCTGGTTTTATGACAATAACGGTCGGGTAAATCGAACGATATTCCCGGACGGTGCGCCGCCGTCACAGTTTCAAATCGAACGAATTCACGTCGAAAAGGAAAACACGCCTTGAACGTCCAGAACATGACCGCGAAAATTCTTCGCGAAATCAGCCGTCGCCAGTTTACGCACCAAGAAACGGCAGATATTTTCATCCTCGCAACGGCAATGCTGTTTTTCCAGATCGCCCACGGTCGACAAGAGGTTCAGTTTATCGGTGTCGACAAGTTCGCCGACGAAGTGAAAAACCTTCTTCGCACCTTCAACCTTGAAGCCGGTATTCCGAATTGACCGGCCTTCCCGGTGTCAAGCCCGCATTCGTTGCCCCGGAATGGTTTATTCCGGGGTATCACCGGACACAACGGAGAACACCGTTGACCCCGGAACACGTCTTCGTCGGCGAAGATTACCAGACGGTTTACACCGCCGAAGAAGTGCTTTCAGCCGTCGAACAGCGGTCGTTCTGCACAATCGGCCCGCTGCCGGTGATCCTGTTCCGCAAGGGCGTCATCAACGCCGAAGAATTTCTTGAATCGATCCACGCAAGGGATTTCAATATTGTCGGATGAACGCACCGAAGCGTACCCGCAAGACGTCGGGTTTGACCTTGAAGTTTACCAAGACGTTTTCACCGCAATTTTCGTCCACATCCTGACCGGGCACCGATGGGTTTTCGAGATATCGGACCGGGTCAACCACTCGAAAGAGTTGTTCGAACAACTCTATCATGCCAAGCGCTGCAACATGCGCTTCGTGGGTTTCAATAACGTCGGGTTTGACTATCCGGTATTGCATGAATTCCTGAATATTTACGCCGCCCAAGGTGTGGTTTACCCGATTCAGCTTTACGCGAAATCGTCGTCCATTATTCATAGTGGGGACCGGTTCGGGTCGATGATTTGGCCGCGCGATCGGTTGATTCCGCAACTCGATTTGTATCTGATCCACCATTTTGACAATCCGGCGAAAACCACGAGCCTGAAGGCGCTGGAAATCAACATGCGGTCGCATACGGTCGAAGACTTGCCGTTTGATCCGAACTTCCCGATCGGTGTCGAGAACATCCCGAAGCTGATCCAATACAACGCCCACGACGTCGCCGAGACGATCAAGTTCTACATGCATAGTCTTTCGGCGATCGAAACGCGTATGTCGCTCGTGGAAAAGATCGGCCCGGACGTCATCAACTACAATGACACGAAGATCGGCAAGGAATTCTTCATCGGCGAGCTTGAAAAAGCCCAACCGGGAATTTGCTTCGATCGGTCGACGCGTAAGAAGGTGCCGCGACAGACGCCGCGCCCGAACGGAATCGCGCTCCGGGATGTGATCTTCCCATACGTCCAGTTTCAACACCCTGAACTGCAACGCGTGCTGGAATACCTGAAGACGGTGACGATCACAAACACCAAGTCGGCGGAAGAACTGAAAGACCTTCACGCGATCATAAACGGGTTCCGGTTCGACTTCGGCACGGGCGGAATTCACGGATCGATTGAAAAGCGAATTGTGCGGTCGGATGATGATTATATCATCGTTGACGCCGACGTCGCTTCGTTCTATCCGAACCTTGCGATCAAGAACCGGGTTTTCCCGGCGCACCTGTCGGAACTGTTTTGCACGGTCTATTCGGACCTATATGACACGCGTCAGAAGTACCCGAAGAAGTCCGCCACGAACCTTCTATACAAGCTCGCGCTGAACGGCGTCTACGGTGACAGCAACAACGTTTATGGCCCGTTCCTTGACCCGCAATATACCATGACGATCACCGTCAACGGTCAGCTACTACTTTGCATGTGTGCGGAGTGGGTCATTGCCGAATGTGACGCCGAAATGATCCAAGCGAACACCGACGGTTTCACGGTTCGCATCCCCCGGAGCAAGCGCGCCCGGTACGATGAAATTTGCAAGTGGTGGCAAGACCTGACGAAGCTGACGCTTGAATTCGTGGACTATGAAGCGATGTTCATCCGCGACGTGAATTCGTATATTGCGAAGTCGACGTCCGGCAAGCTGAAGCGGGTAGGCGCATATCAGCATGTAACGCCCGTGGACGGCGAATCGTTCAAGAAGGCACCGGAACGCGGGTGGCACCAAGACCACGGGGCACTTGTCATTCAGAAGGCGGCGGAAGCGGCAATGTTGGCCGGGGCGGATATCGGGCAATTCATCCGATCGCACAAAGACGCCTTTGATTTCATGATGCGAATCAAAGTACCGCGATCGTCCAAATTGTGCGCCGTTTACGCCGCGCCAAAGTGGGCTTATCCGGTTCACCACGAATGGGCCGGGCCATCGGGGCACGTGATCGGCTGGCAACAGAACGAAGCGCCGGTTCCCTTCATTGGTCCGCCGAACGGCGCGATCGTGCAAAACATCTGCCGGTATTATGTAGCGAATACAAACGTTTCGCTTATGAAGATCATGCCGCCAATGCCGAAGAAACCGGACGCTGAACGCCACTTCAGCGTTGAATCCGGGTGGAATGTTCATCTGTGCAACACCCTTGACGAATGGGACTGGTCGACGGTGAACTATGATTACTATATCGAAGAAGCAAAAAAGCTTGTGTTGACAGACGACGTCAAACCGGCATATCAGGGACTATTCGCGCCGGTCAAATTGGCCGCGTAAGACGAAACGGAGAAATGCACCACATGAGCAAACTTAAAATCTACCTTGCGGGACAAATGAGCGGAATTCCGAAATTCAACTTCCCGGCGTTCCATGCCGCTGCCGCGACGCTTCGCGCGCAAGGTCATTACGTGTTCAATCCGGCTGAAGCCGATATTGAGCGTTCCGGCGTCGACCCGTCCGTTCTGAACCCGGAAGGTGACCCGAACGGTAGCACCGCCGCAATCCCCGGCCTGTCGCGTCGTGAATGCCTTGCTGCTGATCTGGCGTGGATCGCCGCCGAAGGTGAAGCGATCGCGCTTCTTCCCAATTGGGAGAATTCCAGCGGAGCGCGGGCGGAAAAGGCGCTTGCCGACGCCCTGAACCTTCGGGTGATTTACCTGTGAGGGAAGCACCGGCACCGGAATACCGGTTCGACCCCGGTAAGATCAAAATCAAACTTATGTCGATTTTCGTCGCCAAGGGAATCGACGTCATGTCGGCGCTCGAATGTGCGCATGATTGCGTGACTGCCGGGAAGACAACCGCGTTTTGGCGCGACCGTATGGCGGTACTTGACGCCGACGCGCTGGATAAAGACCTTGAAAGGATGAAAGCATGAGCAAGGCAGGGGATAACGACACGGACGCGCACGGTGTCGCACGTGATCAGCTTCGGGCGTTCGTTGAACGTATCGAGCGACTCGAAGAAGAGAAAAAGACGATCGCCGAAGACATTAAGGATGTTTACGGCGAACTGAAGGGAATGGGCTTCGACGCCAAAATGGTCAAAAAAGTGATCGCACTTCGCAAGAAGGACGAACAAGAGCGCATGGAAGAAGATGCGATTCTTGAAACGTATATGGTGGCGCTTGGGATGCTCGCCGAAGGCAAGCTTCCGGGAACAACCGAATGATGGGAACCCGCGTCTATACGCTCCTGACGCCCGGTCAGAAAAAGGAACTTGTCGCACTCGCCGCCAAGCAAGACCGGTCCGTTTCCTACCTGATCGCCCGCGCGGTCAAAGATCACATCGGCGCGCGGGGTTGTGGTCATACGGCGGCGCAAGCAACTGAAAAGGCATTTGCGCGTACCGATCGCGACACCGCCGACTCCGTCAAGGACATGGCGGCTAAAACCGGTTGGTGTGAATGGCAAGTCGTGAACGCCGCAATCGAAACCTATTTGGAGACACATTCGGATGCGCTTTGTAACGCTTAACGGACCGCTTCAGTGCGGTAAGTCGTGGGTCGTGAAGAACCTTCGCGCCCGGTTCCCGGAAACCCGCTTCGAAGCCGTGTCGTTTCAGGATACGCTCGCCGCGTCCGTGCCGATCCTGCTAGGTGTCGCCGGTGTCGACTATGAGACGTTCAAGAAAACCGACTATTATGGTCGGACCGGGCGCCAGCATATTATCGACGTGGCGACGAAGAAGCGCGAATTTGACCCGCTATTCTTTTCACGCGTTCTCGCCGATCGGATGCGCACGATGAACCACACGACACATACGGGGCGGCGGCGCGTGTTCATCGCCGACTCGAACGGTTTCGCCGACGAACTCGGTTTCATGCGTGGTCAGACGGATATCGATCTGCTACCCTGTTCGATCGAACCGCCCGACACCGTGGCACGTGGCGAGAAATACCCTGATCCCGATTCGCGCTTCAATCTCGCGCACATGTGCGCCGTCGTCACGCCCGATTCATCGGTGATGCTAGAAAGACTTTCCGAAAGGCTGATTGCACGCGGTTGGGCGGCTTGACGGCCCGGCGAATCGTGCTATCGTAGCTGCATTCGGAAGTTATATCTTCCTGCCGAAACAGTATAACGGGGTAAGGTCATGTAGATCGCAACGCGGGGCGCGTAGGGACCGGAGACGGACCAATAAACCCTTGATAACGTACAGTGTTTAGATGGAATGTGAAGCGCGAAAGCCAGCGCGGTAAGAAGGCGTCCGGCCCGACTTTAGGGTGACAAGATCGGCCTTGAAAAGACGGAATTTTAAGATAGTCCTTGCCAAGCCCCGGAACTTCCGGGGCTTTTCTTTTTGCGATTGACGTCTGATCCGAAACGACTTATAAACGACGTCAACAACGCAACACGGAGCGACTCACATGGCTTTCATCCCGAAACTTTTCGTCAGTATCGGCAAAGATCAGCATTTCTTTACACTTCGTGAAACCTACGAACACACCACATATTTGCCCGGCGCAAACGGCAACGCCGTGGTCAATGGCGTCTATCAGGGCACGGCGATCAAGGAAACGCGTTCGTTTCACCACTTCAACCTGTCGCAAGACGCGGACGAAGCTTGGCCGAAGGCGCAAGAAGCGTCAGCGCGCTTCGGGTTGCCGCTCATGGGCTCGCGTGACGAAATCGTTGAAGAAATGCGCGACATCGCACGCGCCACGGCTGAACAGCTTGCGCAGCGCGAAGCGGAGCGGCTTGAATGGGAAGCTGAACGAAAAGCCATGCGCGAAGCGGAATTTGCCCGCAAGGTCGCAATGATCAATGACGGCCTGTTCGCGTTCGGCCCGTTTGTCGGAAAGCCCTTCACGGAAGGCGAACCGGGCTATCTGGAATGGTTCGTGGATAAGCGCGATGACTTCGAAGTCGATTCGTTGCCGCGACTGACCGCCGATGCGATCTTGAAGTTCGCTGCCGATCGACTGCCGCCCAAGGCTGACCCGAACAAGACGGTCGGCGAAGTGGGCAAGCGGATTGACCTTGACGTGACGGTTGTCCGGTCGTTCAGCTTCACCCGCGACGCGTTCAGCGGGTACGGTACGGAGACGGTGACAATTACGACTATGGTCACGTCCGACCGGACTTGTGTGGTCGTCAAGTCGACGGCGTTTTGCGCGGACGTCGGTGCATCGTTCAAGCTCCGGGGCACCGTCAAGGCGCATGAAGAATACAAGGGTCAAATGCAAACCATCCTGCAACGTGTAAAGATGCTTGACGCATGATACGAAACGACTTATAAACGTTGGTATTGAAACGGAGAAAACGAAAATGACTATCGCTCTTGTGAACGAAATCGCCGCTGACGTAATTGCTAACCTGAAGCGTAACCCTAATGGCTTCACGGCTGAAACGCTCGTTAAGAATTGGGAAGATCGTATTGCTTGGCTTGGTTTGAAAGTCGGCGGTCAGGCATGGGTTCGTGAACTGGTCAAGGTCGCCCGCGCCGGTTGGATCGCCACAACGCAAAAGACGACGGTTTTCATTCCGCCGAGCGAAGAAACGCTTTCATGGGGTGGTTTCCTTGGCGGCGAATATGTTTCTACCGAAGAAATGCGCCTGACCGCCGACGAAGCCTTTGAAAAGAGGTTTGCGGCGTGAAAGAGGACACGTTTAAAGCTGGTGACGCGGTGCGAGTAAGTGCCGCGTTTCTTCGTTCGATATGCCCGTCAGCGGCGAAGGGTTGGCCGACGACTCGCGATCCGGGGAAAGGTCAGGTTCTCGCGGTCACCCCTTGCGGTCATACCGATTTAGTGCACGTATGGTTTTTCGACTTATCGATACCGAAAACGTACAATTCCGCGAACTTGGTGCACGATCGCGATGTTTATCGCGAATCGATGTGTGCCGAACATCGAAACGAATTCAAGGTTATCTGACATGAAACAACTAATTCTGAACTTCCTATATCCGGACTTCGATTGCGCAGACTGCAACGGCATGTGCCGCATGTACGGCGCTTGCGAATGTGCCTATCATCATGCAGTTGCGCCGGGGGTCGGCCCGTCGAAGCTGATCCGGTTTCTTCGTCGCGCCTATGCGTTTCTGACGTCACCGGCATGGATGAACGAACCGACGGTCGTCGCCGAGTGGACGCGCACGATGCAGGGTCATCCGTACTATCGGGCGTGGGAACTGCCGGACTTTTCCAACGACACTGCCGACACGCTGAAGCTTCGTGACTATTGCTTACGTGACGTCATGAACGCCAGTTACGGGCGGTTCAGTGATCGGCGCGACCCCATGCCGGTTTACCGCGAGCTTGCGGCAGTCCGCGACGAAATGCGGGTGCGGAAGGCGCTGGCATGATCGTGTATCACGGGTTCGACGCGTATCGGCTGACCGGCTGGAAACTGTTCATAGGGCTTTTCAAACGCCCTGACGTCGCTTTCGGCGGGCTCTTGCACCGCTTCAACATCGCGTTCCACATCAGCCGTCAGTTCGGTTTCATGGTTGCGATCCACACTTACCCGGCTTGGGCGGACGTTCCGAGTGTCAAGGCCGAATATGAAAGGACTATGAGGCATGTCTGACCGTTATACACTGGAATATAAGCGGGAACGCTCATCTGACGGCAAGCAACTGACGCGGGTCGGGATTACCTTTGAGGGGAAATGGTGCGGCTATTACAAATCATTCGCCGGGGCGATGACGTGTCTGACGATCCGCAAGGTCCCACCGGACGAAGCGCGCGCCGCCGTCGCGAAATATTGGCCGCATAAGGGTTGACGGCGGTCATGATCTATTTCAAGGGTGCGACTGCCTACGAACTTCAAATCGGTAAGGTGTGGGTGATGTGGTGTCACCTGACCGGAAATTATTGGCGATGGAAGCCTTGGCGGCGGTTCAGTATGGGACTCGAAAGAGACGGTTGACGGCACGTCCGAAACGACTTATAAGCGTTGGTGTTTCAATACCAACGGAGTGACCGACATGGCCGGGAAACAGTTTGAAATCTATCAGGCATACAAAGAACGCACGGAGCGGAACAACGTCAAGCCCGGCCCGTGTATCAAAGGTGACGCGGTGTTCAAGGAACTTCGCGCGAATATCGCGGATTTCGACTTCAACAAGCCTTACAGCACCACGACTCGTTATTGGGACAACGGCCCACGCACGAAGGTTTTCAAGTTCGATGACGGTCGTATCGCCGAGTACGCTACGACGAATTCTGCGATCGGCACCGCGCTTCTTGTCGTGTTCGAAAAACACGATCACTGGCTCAACTACCGGCGTGCAATGGGCATGTTCCATTACCTGAACACTTAACCCGACGCGCCGCGTACCATTTCCGGGGAAAGTGTGAACCGCGACACTTCCCCGAATTCCTTGTGATAGACGATCGCTTTCGCGTCCCGCTTGGTCACATGCCCCATCGACGCGGAATAGGAATCAGCCGGGGCAAGCGTGCGGTGCCGCTCCGTCTTCATCAGATTGCTATCCTTGGCTTCGTCGTTATGCCAATGCCCGACATGACCGTACGAATGCGGGCAACGACCGAAGATTTCCCGGAACGTCCCGGCGAATGTGGCGTCAACGTCCTTGACCTGTCGCCGGTGCCCGTGGTGATAGAATAGTGCCGTCTTTCCCCATTCGAAAACGTAATATTCCGACGGCGTCGTGTCGATCGTGATCCGGGGTTCATCCTCATACAGCGCCGCGAAGCCTTCGCGCATCCATCCCGACGAATAGGGGTCATGGTTCGCCTTCGCCATGATGACATGAACGTGCATGTGTTTTTCGAGTAGCATTGCAATGATGCGCCGGACGACGCGGATAATCACGCGGATCATCTTTTGCGGACGGCTGTCACCGTCGACCACGTGCTTTGACGTCGGCGTGACGGTTTCCATGCTGTCATAATGGGCAAGGTCGCCAAGCTGCGCAAATATGGCGGTGTGCGCTGCCGGTGCCATTGCAATCGCGGCGGTGAACCAATCCGTCAGGAGCTTTTCGCCGATCTGCAAATCATAGTCAGCGACGCGGGTTTCTTCGGCCCACGCCAGCATTCCGAAATGCAGGTCCGTCACGGTGTACTGAACGCAAAGCTGACCGTTGACGAAGGTCGGGGCGGCGGTGATCGGAAGTCGCGGCAAGGACGCCTTGAATTCGTCCAGCGCGAGCCGCCAAGCCGTCGCTGACTGCGTTTCGGTCTTGGTCTTGATCCATTTGACGATTTCGCGTCCGTCTTCGTCCACGAGCGCCGAGACGCCGCTAAGCGCCTGACCTTCCGGTATGGTGAAGATTTCACCGCGTTCCGGCTTTTGCTGGACAAATGTTCCGTTCGGGGTTTCGGTCGTCTGACTGACACGGAAGCCCGGCAGCACCGGCTTGAATCCGAGCAAGCCTTTTTCGGCGCAACGCTTCAACCTGTTGTCGAGTGATTGACGTTTGATACCGAGCGCGGCGGCGGTTTTGGTCTTGTTCTGGTCATTGTCGGCGTACGCCTTGGCGGTCGCTTCAATTTCTTCGTGGGTCAGCGTGAAGTTGGTCAAAGCGGGTTCCCCATAGCTTTCTCATGGATTTCGCGTGGGACGAAGACGGATTGCACGACGCATCCGTTCGTGTCGATCACCGCCGCGTAAATGTTGACCGCGCCCCGGATCGTCAGCATTGAAGAAATGTGGGCATCAGCGGGAAGCGGAAGGCCGATCAGGCTGGAATAGGTGCGAACCACGGACGCCGGAACGACCTGTTCGATTGCGAGCTTGTCACGGTCGGCAAGGCGCACAATGTCCGCGTCAGTAATACACGTCATGCAAGACCGATCGCGTGCATGAGTTTTTCACGAAGACCGATGACCACGCCGCCGAAGATCGCCCCGACGGCAGACACGGCGGCAATCATGCCAATCCCGCGCTGTTCCCATTGCTTCGCTTTGTCGATAAACGGTTTTGCGGAATTGACGTCTCTTTCAACAAAAACCGTGCGCAGTTCCAACGCCGATACGGTGCGGGCAAGTTCAACACGTACTGACGCCTCGTGATCAAGCGTCTTTTCGATATTTTCGAGTTTTTCAAGTACCGTGCCAAGCGTACGATTAATTTCGTACATCATGGGTGAACTATCAGTCATGCGCGCCATTCCTTTGCTACGGGAAACGTAGCGCAAGCTTACGGGGTTTGCATACCCCGCGCCGCTTCGACCTGACGTTTCCGATACCATTCGGCGCACCACGTCTTGCGAACATCGTCGGAATCGATGGGAAGCTGTTGCCGATCGAACGCATGACGCCACTTTTCGCCGACCTTCGGCGTCACTCGCGCGACATGTTCGGAACAGTACGCCGGATAGTCCGGAAGGATCGTCGGCGATTCGGCAATGACTTTCTGAACCGTCGGCTTAACGAGCGCCGCGACGTCGCTTTGACAGCCAATCAACATCAGATTGGGTAACAGAAGCACCATCGTCAGTGTCTTCCGAAACGGCTTGGTCATAACGGTCATTGCTTTCCAGTTCCTTCATTCGGGCGGTTTCGACTTGCTGACGGGCTTCGTCGGCAGCTTCCCGGCTTTGCTGTTCCTCGCGCCGCACCTTGGCCGCGATTGCTTCGGCGGCGGATATCCGGGCGGCAGCTACAAGCTTTTCAGTTGCGACCTTGACCTGTTCGTCGGCATAGACGTGTTTTTCACCCGCCGTAAACGACCCGATCACCGGGACGCTTGTCAGGTACGGAATGCGCGCGAAGCCCGGCAGTCCTTCGTAGTAGAAGATCATCACGAACGCGCCTAGCGCGGCGTATGCGGCGGCTTTGACAGCGGCGATAGGGTTCATCGTGTCACACACATTTCGCCGTCGCCGATACGGGTCGAATCGCCCATGCCGCGACGCTTGACAAGGCCGTCGTAGGTCTTGCCGCCCGACTTGACGTAAAGGGTCGCGAGTTGGCAGCTTGCCTTGTAATCCGGAACCTTGCCGAGTCGCTTCGCTTCTTTGATGACGCCGACGGCGCTTGAATTGCACACGCCGCGCGGGCCGATGTTCCACGACAGATCAAGCATTGATCCACGCCATCCGAGCGGGTGTTTGTCCCAATCAGGGATGCACTTCGGATCAGCCAGCGCCGGACGATAGTCGCGTTCCATCTTGACGGCGACTCGCCGGTCACAACTTTCATCGGTTTCGCGCTTGCCGGGCGTGACGTCGGTCGTGTCACCGTCGCACACGGTCCAGCGATCCGGGTTCGGCAGCGTGTCGAGATAGGGCATGTATCGCCGACCTTCCCACGGACCCGTGAGATACTTGATAGCAAGCGCCGTGTCGTCATGGACGACGAAGCCCGACGACAGTGTCACATAACCGCCGACCGTGGTCGATACGATCACCGCCAACGCGGCAGCGGCGCGAGCGGTGGATTTAAGATTGATCCGCATTCTTCGGAATTCCTCTAACTTGGGCGATCAGCCGGAAGATATTGGCAAGCAAGGTTGTGACCATCGCCAGCACCGCAAAAGCGCCGGGCGGTATCCACGACGGCAGCGTGTACGGGTTGATCAGTGCGAACCATACTTCAAGCGCGCTGAAGATCGCGGCGAGGATGTTCGCCCGAAACTGCCATCCCTTCAGGACGATCCATTTCCAATCTTCGACAAGCCGCATGGTGGTTAATCCAGTTTCGCGCCATCGCGCCACAGTTGATCAATATCAGCCGGTGACATGTTTTGCATAGCGCCGAAGAAATTCACCGCCCAAAAAGCGCGTTCGAACGTTTGCGCCGTGAACGACATTTGCGTATTCCACCGAACATCTTCGTCGGGTATCGCTTCGATCATGACCACGAACGCGGCGGGCAGGGTGCCGAGCGTGACGGCGTCAAGCGCTTCTTGGCGCGTGATCATTTCCCGGTTCGCCAGCACTTGGAAGAACTGGCGACGGCTGATCGACGTGGGTATTTCGACGGGAAGCGCGCTTCCCCAAAGGCGAGGGGCCATTAGATCAACTCCATTGCAGCGCCACGCCGGAAGCGATGACGTTTTTGTTCGTAAGGGATTTCATACGCCATTTCATCGCCGTCCCGGACGGCTGACCGGAAACGCTGACGGCGCCTTCGTACATGCGAATACCGTTATAGTTCATGGTCAACGAAAGCGTTGCAGTCGACCAAGTCGTACCGCCATCGCGCGACACGTCAACACTGAAGTCGGTGTTCGGGGTAAACGCCACCGCACCGGACAACTGAACGGCGACTCGCGCGGTTCCCGGCACCGTCGGCGCGGTGTAGTCGATCGACACGAGCGCCATGTTAGAATAATTGGTGGACGCGATTTCCATCATTTCAATTTCGGTCATGCCCCAAACCGCACTACCGACGGTCGGGTTGGCGTTCGCAACGATAATCCAATAGCGGTGTGCGCCGACGTCAGGAATGTCAAACGATTGCACGGCTGACCCGAAGGTGATCGGTAAGGTGACGGCAGTCGTGTATGTGCCGTTGTCGTCGGAATAGCGGACAAGCACGCTCGAAATCGAGTTAGCCGCCGCCAAGTTCTGGACGATATTAATTCGCCGGATGGCTCGCGCCGTCCCCAAATCCTGACCGATGTAAGCTTGTAAAGCAACGCCCGTTCCGATCTGTGACGACGCCCACCCGGTGCCGACAGACACGTCACCGTCAAACGCCTTCCCCTTGGCGAACGTCGCACCGCCCCCCGAAGGATCATCACCGCCCGAAATGGCTTGTGCGGAAGACGTCAGATCAGCCGTGTACACGACCGGAGCAACGTATGGGTTTGTCGGCGGCGTGAAATTGGCAGTCCAGCGTGCGACGTTCGAAATCCGGAATTCATCGAAATAGCCGTTAAACCCGCTACTGCCGTCATACCCGGCACCAATGACGCACGCGGCAGCAACGTAGCTGTTAGGGTCGGTGTATGTGGCACCTTCTTGCGTACCGTTGACATACATTCGCAATTGACCGGATGATTTGACAAGTGCCACATGGTTCCACACACCTGCCGCGAAAACAGTCGTACCTGTGATCCGTAGTAACCCGCCCGCGTAAACGGTCACGAGCCCGGCCGCGCTCAGTGCGATCAGCGGGTTATTCAAGTTGACGCCGTTTCGACTTTCCCACAAACCCGATATCGCGGTGACCGTGGCAAATGGTCGAACCCAAAGATCAACCGTGAAATCTCCGGTTCCGAACGCAAGGTTCGGTGTTGCGGTCGTCAAAATATAGTCGCCGGTTCCGTCGCAATAAAGTGACGCACCGCCAAATTTTGACTGTGCCGTGCTGATCTGTGCGTTTCCGGTTACCGTCCAAGTTCGGGCCGTTACGGCGTTGGAATCCGTGAAGACGGTTGAACCGTTCGTTCCGTCCAGATGCAGGATTGCGAGCGTGTTCGCATCAATACCGGTGCCGCTCAAAGCAGGTGCGAAATAATCATTCGCGGCGTCGTAAGTCGCGTTCACGGTCCCGGCTGGGTCGATGAAATAAGGCGCGGTCGCGGGAACGAAGTTTGCGGGGTATAGCCCGGCCTTGGAAAGTCGGAATTCATCAATATAACCGTTCGTGCCGGTTGACGCGTCATATGCGAAACCGACGAAGATTGTCGCGGATGCTCCGATATTCGTCGGGTCCGTGTAACTTACGCCTTCTTGCACGCCGTTGATGAACATGCGGGTCGTGCCCGCCACGCGCGAAACAGCGACGTGATACCAAGTCCCGGCAGTGATAACGGTCGTTCCGGTGATTCGAATAGCGCCGTTCGTGTTGAAGATGAACAGGTTAGCGGAGCTTACGAAAATTACCGGGTTATTCGGCACGGCGGCGGAACGCGGTTCAAATATGACCTGTTGCACGCCGACGGCGGCGGGGCGATACCAGAAATCGACCGTATAATCACCGGTGCCGACCGCAAATTCACTCGGAAACGGAACCGCGATAGCGTCGCCGGTGCCGTCCAACAGGAGCGACGCGCCTCCGAATTTTGATTGCGCCGTGCTTATTTGAGCGTTGCCCGCGACGTTCCACGTTTTCGGGCTAAGCGAACTGTCAATGATCGCCGTTGAACCGTTCGTTCCGTCCAGATGCAGAATGGAAATCGTCGTTGGGTAAATGCCGCCGTTGCCGTACACCACGCCCGTTTGATCATCGAACGCATCGGCAACGCCGCCGTTCATGCCCTGACGCTGACCCTTGATGTCCGCGATTTCTAGCGCGAAGATAGAATCGTTCTTTCCACCGGCTGTTGTGACAGCTTCAATTGCCGCCTGAACGGTCGCCGGGTTACCGGGAAGGTTCGCAATAGCGTTGTTGAAAGACACGGTCGCGGCAGTCTGACCAAGCCACGTCCGGAATTCGGAAGGCGTTGCGGCCTTGATCAACTTGCCGGTCGTGGTGTCGAACATTGCAGCGTTACCGTCAGGGACGCCGTTCGGGCCAACGACGTCACCCGTACCCGTACCGTCAATACCCTTGATAGCCACGAGTTGCCAATATGCGTTTGACGTCGTTGGCAGGGTCGGCGGCGCGTTGCCCGTGGTCGACTGAAGCGCGACGAAGGTCGAACCATTGTAAAGAACTGCATCAGTCGCGACGTATGCGGTCACTGCCGAGTAAGTGCCGCGCGGGTTCATGCCGGTAAGACCGGTTGCGCCCCGGCTGACAAGCTGACCCCATGTCGCGCCCGCAACCGGCGTAACGTTCGTGTTGCTCGCCAAGGCGATGAAGGCCGCACCGTTGTAGAAAACTGCATCGTCTTCATGGTAGGTGGTCGCGCCGCTCCATGTCCCGCGCCACGTCATGCCGCGCGGACCGGTGATAAATGCCGGTGCCGACCAATCGCCGACGGCGACGGAAAGCTTTGTGAAGACCGCCGATCGACCATCACCCATGTCAGACACGAGAACCACGAACCCGGTAGCTTCGTTGTCGTAATCGTCGCGATCCGACAGGGTGTCAACCTGACTATCAAAGTGAACGCCGTTGATCAGGTCTTGCTTTGACAGAAGCCCCATCGCGCCCGGCCCGGTGAAGTACGGCACGGTGTCGGTCGTGGCGGAAAGCCCGGCGAACGCGTAAAGGTTGCCCGACTGCATCCGTTCAAGAAGTTGACGGGTGGTTTCCTGAACGCGGCCCTGATCCGACTGAAAGCGGATTTCATACGCGCCGGTCGCTTGCGTCGCGCCCGGCCAATCGTACGCAAGGGTAATGTGGGTATTGTCAACGACCGTGAGAACGCGGACCGATTCGCCCGACGGTGACCAAAAGAAGTCACCCGGCAGAATGGTGTTCAGCCACATGGTGCCCGTACCGACGACGTCCGGCGAACCGTTCGTGCAAACCGCCGTGCCGTCCGTGTACGTCGATGGTAGAATAACCGCCATTACTCTTTGTTCCTTGCGTTGCCGATTTCGGCAAGTTCAATATTGAGGTTCTGAATCTCTTCGCGATCGGCTTTCGCCGTATTTTCCAGCGCCGTCACCGTCGCGCGCAATTCCGTGATTTCTGCCGTCATATTCACAACCAATTGCGCAAGCACTAAGGCGCGCTGTTGCGTGAATTGATGAAGCGCTGCCGCTTCACTAAGTCGGACGGTGTCAGAAATCTTGATATCGCTCATGCTTCGACAATTATCATGCACTTCCGGGGAATGGATAGTTACACCGGAATCCCGAAAATGTAATATCGAATGCCGACGATCGGCGTTTCGTCAAATTCGTTCACAAGCTGATATCCGGGGTTAACTTGCGTCTGTTCAAGATACCGGCGCGTCGGGGCACCGACGAAAGTGAAAAAGCGTGCTTCGTTGGTGGTCAATCGGCAATAACTGGAATCGCCGCCCGTGTAATAGCTCTTTCCGGCGCTTGGTGGCTGGACATACCCGAAGCTCGTGTAAGGCATACGGACGCGACGGCTGACCGTCGTGGAACCTAGCGACGTGATAGTTCCGCCCCCGTGGACCGTCCAATATTTGATGAACGGGAATAGCCCGGAACTATCAAAAGAAACGACGTTCTGAAGCGATCCGGACCCGATACCGATGTAACCTTCCTTGACGATCTGAAGCACCGGCAAGCGGCTATCAATCATGATGTCGGAAAGGCGCGGCGGGTTGGCCGCACCGGGGCGGAGAAATTGCACGACGTCCCGCGTACCGTCGTTGAACTGCCTCAAGACCTTATTCGATCCGCTGGAAATCGAACCGTCGTCTTGAGCGTAAACGATGAACCGCGCCCGACATGTACCGTACGGGTTGGAGAAAATGATACTGTTGCCCGATACGGTGTAATCAGCGCCATATTGCGTTTCGTCGCTAAGCGGGCTGCTAGGGAAATAGACGGTCGACCCTTGATAGAAAATGATGTCAACTACCAGTTCCCCGGAAATGACCACGCCGGGCAAGGAAACCGTGTAAGAACTGCTACCGGACGGAATTAGAATGTCATCCGCCGCGATTACCTTTGCGGGTCGTGATGAACTGTCGAATGCCATTTGTGAAGGTGTCGCCACCCGCACGTCATAGCCCGGCTTCGACACCCGGCAAAAGTTCTTGGTGATCTGAACGTTCATCTGACCGGGCACCGGCGAAAGCGCCTGATTGATGATCGGCGAGGAGTCGGCGGGAAGATTCCACATGAGCAATTTGATATTGTTCGGCTGTTCGCTGTTCATGCGGAATTCGCCGCCGTAGCTCATGAAGAACCCGCCGCCGAAGCCTGAAACGCTGGCGTTTTCCATCCACCCGACACTACCGCCTTGCGGCTGACGGTAAATCCCGGCGCGGTCCTGCCAACCCAAAAAGGCGAGCGACACGCGTCCGCCTACATACCATCCGCTGCTAGGGCTGACATATTTCACATCGAACGCCGGGAAGTTATATTCCAGTCCGGAAAAATGACTATTTCGATAGAAATTGTATTGTTGGCCGTTGTTGCTGACCTTGTTTGAAAAGCGGGTGAAGTTCGAATTGCCCGCGCCGCCCGGTAAGTATGAGCTTCCGGCACCGCCAAGCTGCGACACGAAGTCGCTTCCCTGATAGCGAAGTTGCGCCGCCCATTTCGAGTTAAACCGGAATTTCCCGGATTGACTATCGGGCGTGGTCTTCGGATCGTCCGCCGTGCTTTGCATGATCTTAATACACGCGGTCCCCGTGTAATCAAGGCCGATTAATGTTCTTGGCATTAGCTGTAAATCTCGATTGTTCCGACTTCGATGTTGATCACCATTTTACCGGTCGGGCTCGTGATCAAACCGGCGTTGACCGTGCCGATGTTGGCGACGTTCAGCGTTAGTTCACTGTCCTGAAAAATCAAAGGACTTTGTTTCGTGACCGGGTCGTCAGGATCGGCAACAACGAACTGATCGGCGAGGATGACCACGCGCGACGGATCGGCGGTGTTGACCGGGACGTCAATGAAAAGCCCGGCAGATTTGAACACGCCCGCGCCACCGGCGCGCGCTTCCATCGCGATACGTGCGGCAACCCCGGCTGACCCGGCGCTAGCCGTCATGCGGAAATTCGCCGTCGCCGTGTCGCCCGCAACGTTCGCGGCAGAAAGCGCCGTGATCGCCTGTGACAATGCGTTGCCTTGGGCGTCGATTTCAGCCGACAACGATTCGATTGCCGTCGCCACCACGTCGTTTACATAGGTGGTCAATTCTTCGATACGGAGCGATAGCGCGGAATTCGGGCCGGTCGCAACGATGATCGAATTCGTATAGCTCGCCGTCACGCCTTGCTGAACGCTGACAAGCTCCGTACGCAGCTTTTGCCGATCGGTGTAATCCCCGAAGTCCTGATCCATCGTCAGGCGCGCAATGCGCTGTTGTTCAAGGATCGTCTGTCGGACGCCGTCACGAACCCACTTCGTCGCGTCGCTGACCAGATCGTTGACGCCGTCAAGGATACCCGGCAAGTAAACATCTTTTTCGCCGATCAGGACGTTAGGTGTACGAACGTCCAGCCAATCCGACCATTGCGTTTGACGGTCAGTGAACGGCACGAGAATGCCGCGCGCCTGATAATCGGTGTTCGGTAAAAACTGTCCCTGAAGCACGACGGACGGCGCGAGAACAAGCGGGTCATAAGGAACCTCGCCGTCAAACATGATATCAGTCGAGCCATCGAGTCGCACCTGAACGCGGACCCGCGCGACGTCGGTCAGTTCACCGGCAAAGAATACCTGAATGGACGGGCGGCGGTCGTCGCCGTCGTTGTCCTTGATGATCGCGGGAAGAACCTGCCAACCCTGCATTGGTTGCGGAGCGGGGAAGCTTGGCAGCAACGGAACCGTTTCATAGGGCAGTTCGTCCGTTTCCGGGTTCCAATCGTAATCGGACGGGTCGTTTTCCCTGATCGTGGTATCTTGCACGAGCGACGAACCGCCCGTGATCGCTTCAAGGTCAAACGCCTTGTTGATATAGCCGTTGTGTGCCGATGACCACGAAACCACGTCTAGCGGTTCAAGTAACCATGCTTCGGGCGGCAAGGCATGTTGGTGGCGGCGGAAACGTCGACCGTTCTTCAGTGCCGCCGCGCCGAGACGTTGCGCCGTCGGGTTGCTCAAAGTCCACGGCAACGAAACCGACATGGGCAGTTCGCGGTTATCGTCGCTGGCGATCATTGTCGCGTCGCGGCGTTCCGGCGATTCCTTGCTTGTCCATTTTTCATTCGGTTCCGTGTAGGTCAGCCGAATGATGTTGTATGTTTCTTCAAGGCCGGGGAAGGGTGAGTAACCTTGCTCGCGGCTGATGATAACGTTATCGTCGGTGAACGCGAAGATCGGCGCACCGGGCGGACCGACACGGACCTTGTAGACGCCGCCGATTTCGGCGATCAGGCCGGACGCGCCGCGCAACAGTTCCTCTACCGACTTCGCGGGTTCGACGTCGCATTCAATAATGCCGCCGCCGTGGAATTGCGGTTCGCTGCCGACAATGACGTCACACGCATTCAGCGCTGCCATCCACGACGCGGCGGGAAGCCGGAACGCGGGCCAATTCTGACCGCCGTAAACCCATTCGTTGCCGTAGTAGATACCGCGCATGACGTTGTACGCACGCACCATGTTGTTGTTTGACGCTTCCCACGTCGCCGGGTTATTCCAGCGGTGCGCGCCCGATCCGCCGACGGATGAATCCTTGCGGATGTCGTAAAGCTTGATCGACGGAATTTCGAAGGTCAGGCTAGGGAAGCCACCGGCCCACAAGCCGTTGTTCTGGTAACGCGCGGTGAACGTCGCATAGCACACGCCGCGCCCGACCATGTCGCCGAGCCAAGGGTAATCGGGGTGCGTGCCGAACTTCGCGGTCAGATACGGGTTGACTGTCGTTTGCGTGCCGTCGAAGAAGTCAACCCACGCGTAATCCTGACCGTCCCGACGATATTCAAGGATCGGCCAACCCATCGCCGTTTTAGAATCGCCGAACAGGATCGTAACGCGCTGATCGTTCGCCCACAGGACGAAATTGCTAGACGCAACCGGAAGCGCCGACAGTGCTATGACGTCAACGGCGTATTCGTTCGGGGTCTTGCCGTTCGCCCACGAGCCACAATAAACACGAACGCCCGATGTCGCGGTGTAACCGGTCGGGAAGAATAGCGAGTTGTCGCCACCCACCTTCAACTGAATGCTTGTGCCGGGGTCTTTCTGACCGGGTTGTTTCTTGGTGAATAGCCCTTTGAGCAGACTCGCGCCGACGGAAATCGCCATGCCGATCACGGCTTTGACAAGGAAACCGCCGATCGCACTTGATGCAAACGCACCGACCGCCGCGACGACAGGACCGGCTTGCGCCGTCTCTGTCAATGCCAGAAGCGCGACAATGACCCAAAGGATAAAGTTCATATCTTGAAAACCGATTCCGCGTCCAACAAACCGAGCGTTCCGACCCCGTCGGGACGACGGAAAAAGATGCGCTCGCCGTTGACTATACCAAGGGAATACCCCAATGGCGAGTTGTCCGGAATACAGGCTATGTCACCGGTGTAACCCATTGACGGGTGAACAGGTTCACCGAGAAACGACGCGACGGCTTGCTTCAGATCGGAGAACCCTAATTCCTTCATCTTCCGGATCGCCCCGGCGCGCGTGGAATAGGTGCCGATGTATTCTTCAACGGGGTTCGGCTCGCCGGTCAAGACCGTGACATTACGCCCGGCGAACGACGGCCCGCAATCGGAACCCCATTCAAACGGAGCGCGGCGCATTTCTTCAATGAACGCGACGAAACGGGAATGCCAGTCAGGTAAACGTTTCATTTCGGGTTTGCCCCCCAATAAAGCCGGACGTCACCCATGATGTCGATATATCGCCCGAACCGGTCACCGCTGCGACGGCTAAGCGTGGCGTCCGAAAACTTCGCGGGGTTCGTGCGGGTCAGTTCGTTGGTGATTGACGTCGCGGTGATCTGGATTGCGCCTTCGCCACCCACGCGCCCGCGTTGCGGATCAGCCTTGTTGACTGTGCCCATGAAATGCAGCATGGGCGGGTCCGCGAGTTGACCGGTTGCCGGGTCGATAATTCCCCGGTGGATTTCGATACGCGCGTTCCGGACGTCATGACCGCGCACCATTTCATTCACCTTCGGGTGAATATTGGAAAGCTTCACGCCGAGCGTGTAGACGTTCAGGCCGACGGAAAGCGTGATTGGATCGACACCCCGGAGCGCGCCCGCGCCGAAATATTCGCGGGTAGCGGGAAGCCCTGTTTGACCGCTGATGACCGGCAATGAAACGACCGGATCGATATCGGAAAAGAACCCGAATTCGAATAGGCCGACGACCGTTTGCACCCACACATAATCGCGAACGGAAATTCCGTTCGCCGGTGCATTGTGCAAGACGTTGTATGTGTTTGTCGGGACGCTTCTCATAGTTTTTGAATGGCCCTCATGCCGAAACCTGACATTTTCCAGTTTGAGGAGTCCGCGCTACCATAGTCAAGCCCCGATGGGTCGAACTGGCATTGAATTTTCGGGTCTTTCAACACGACCGCCGTGTTGACTGGCGTTGCTGCCGGAATGGTCGGGAAAACCCGGAACGCGTTGGTAATCCCCGCGCCGTTTGCGGTCGCGGGCCGACTAGCTTCATAGAACCCGCGCCGCCCGGCGAAGTCGATTTGCATAAAGTCGCCGACGGAAATCTTGTAACCGGTCGGCAACCCCTTCAGCGTGAGCGTGCCGTCACTGCCGACCGAATCGACTTGCACCGTGGCGCTTCCTAGAATCGACCCGTCCGGATCGGCGCGAGGAAAGCGCGCGATAGGGTCATAGATGTCAAACACCTGACCGGGCCGGTTCAGATCGTTCAGCGTGGCGCGGATGTATCGCCCGTCATCGAATGTTGACAAGGGCGTTTCGATGTCCACGGCCCATAGTGGCGTTGCAAGTTCAGCCGTCAGGATTTGACCGCCGCCGTTGCCTTCGACTTCGTCGTTCCGTTGCGGGCGGATTGTGATCCGGGTAATCTCGAAAACGTCGTTCAGTACCGTCATTCTATCGCATCCGTGGGTTTGACGCTACGCGGTCAATGCTTTGCGGTAGCTGATGGGTGTCGTATTGGTCAAGGGCGTCGCGCGTCGCGTCATAGGCGATCTTCTTAATCGACTCATCGCCATTCGCGTGCAAGTGCTGAACGATCGTCACACCACCGTTGTTCTGGTTGGCGGCACCGGCGAATGTCGGCGTGCCCGGCGCGCTGATACGGTTGTTCGGGATGACTTGCGAGCCGCCCGGCACGCGCATCAGTTCCGGGCCTTTCTCGCCGACCATCTTCCAACCGCCCGACGAATACGCCGTGCCCGTTGCGTGACCGCCGAACAGACTCATGAACCCGCTAAGAACGCCGCTTCCGCCGCCCTTCCAAAGACTGTCAAAGATACCGTCCAGCGCGGAGTCAAGAATCTTGTCGCCGATCCTGCCGAGCGCATCAACTGCCGAGTCACCGAATGATTTCCACAAGCCTTCGCCGTCTGCAAGATTGGTCTTCAGATCGGTAAAGAAGCCCTTGAACGTGTCCTTGCCGAAGTCGTAAGCCTCGCGCAAATTCTTCATCTGCACTTCGGCGTTTGCCATCTGATCGGCAAGCCCCTGCAATTGCGTCGTCTGTTCGGGGGTTAGCTTGATACCCTTCGATTGTGCGTCGTTGAACAGCTTTTGACTTGCGGTCAGCTTCGCGGCCTGAAGGTCTGTCATGCCGAGCGTTTGCGCGAGCAATTGCTGTTTCTCAATATATTGCTGCGTTGACGTGATTAGCGCCTTATAGTCCTTGGCCTGACGTGCGGCGTCACGTTCGCCCTTCGATACGCCCGACTTTTTCGGCTTGTTCCACGTGCCGCCCGCATACATGCTTTCGGTCGACGGGCGATCTTCGGGGGTCGGAATGTCACCGTACGGGACAACCGCGCCTTGCGAATAGGTCTTGCCGTCCGCGCCCCGGAACGTACTGTTGCCTACGATATCCTGAACGTTGTCGCCGCCCGCGAGTGCCGTCACAAGCTGTTTCTGACCTTCGGCGGCAGTTTCAGCGGCGTTGCGAATGCGATCCGCCAACGCGTCAAAGGCGTCACCGAACTTTTCAAGCGACGGTACGCCAAATTGCGCAATTGCGGACGCGAGCGCGTTTTGCACTTCAAGCATGGCTTCCGCGTCAACGCGACCTTGCTTCGTGGCGTCCGTGACCTTTTCCCACGCGTTTTGAAGCTTGCCGATCTGTTCACTTGACCCGTCAAGCATTCCGAGCGTTGCGATAGTGTCGGCGAACTGAACGTTCAGGTCTTCTAGTTCTTTGCGGACCGGTGCGAAATTGATGTTCGTGAAATCATTCGCAGCGGTGATTGCATCACTTACCGTCTTGACCCTGTCGAGTTGGTCAACGTAAGCCTGAAGCGCCGGGACGGCAGCACCCCATGCGCCCGCAACATCGCGAATAAGCTCTTCCTGTTCCTTCAGCGTCCGAACAGCTTCCTGACTGCCGAAAGCAAGGTCCATGAAATACTGAAGCGCATAACCGCCTAGCGCGATCGTTGCGATGATAAGCAAATCGACGGGTGACGCGAGTGACGCGAACGCTTCGCCGAGCCCTTCAATCACACCGGTCAAGCCTTGGCCGGAAAAGATTTGACTTAGCTGCGTGCCCTGTTGCAAAGCGATCTGGAAAGGCGATTGACCGCCCGCAAGCTGCACCGCGATATCGTTGAACTGTGCGGTGATGTTACCAAGCTGACCTTGAAGACCCTTACCGGTTTGGGTAAGTTTCCCGGCGTCGCCGTTCGTGTCCTTCAGGTGGTCCCCGGCCTTATCCGCCGCGTTGCCGAGTTGATCGACACCGCCAGCGGCGGTTGCGGTCGCGCCTGCAAGTGCCGTCGTTTGAGCCGTCGCGGCGTCGACTGTCGCGGATAGCTGCGCAACACCTGACCACGCCTTTGACAGCGAACCGGTTGCGGCACCGCTCATGGACGTAAAGGACTTTTGGAGTTGTTCGACGTTGTCGTTTGCGGACACAAGAGTCCGCTGAAGCTTTTCGACTTCAGCGCCTGCATCACCGCCGCCCGAACCGGACGACGCGGAATTCACCGAACCGCTGAACGCTTCAAGCGCGCGGCGCGCTTCGGCAAGATCGGCCATAAGCGGCCCAAGGTCACCACGTACCGGAACGGTAAGTTCTGCGATAGCTGTACCCTGAGCCGCCATTATGATTTCTTCCGTGCTTTCGTTACTGCGTTATGTGTCCGGGCAAAATCACGAATTGCGTTCGGCGTTGGTTTTGGGCTTGGGCGGTCCGATTTTTCGGAACCGAATACCGCCCGGAGCATATCAACTTTACCTTCGTATCCCATGACGATATGATTCATATTCATCGTCATGACGTCTTCTTCGGATAATCCGAGCCACCCGACTCCCACCTTGAATAACCAATCAAGGTATTGTTCGGGTGTTAGGAGTTTCCCCCGGATTCACCCTTTTCGGTGTTGTCGTCGTTCGGGTCTTTCGGCGGCTTGCCGCCATTTGCCAGAATATGCACGAAGCGCACGAGCGGGGCGGCAAGGTCAGTCAGGCCGGTTTCGTAAACGCGTTGGTCAAGACCTTCGCGGCCCTTGTCGGTCAGGCCGATTCCGTGGTCGATGACGTATTGGATCATGTCGAAGTCGAGCGATCCGAGCGCGTTTGCAACGGCGAGGTAACCGCCCTTCGAACGCGAAATCATCTTTGCCGCACGAAGCGTTGGTTTCAGTGTGTAGGCCGTAAGCTCGCCGCCCGGTTTGTCGACAAGCTTGATTTCAATTTCTCCGAGTCCAAGGCTCATTTCAGTTTCTCCGTTTGAAATGTCAGGTAGCAGCGTCTTCAACGATCAGCGAATTGATACCGATCGGGAAGTTCTGGCGAACGACGTTTTCGACGTTGCCGATGTTGCGGCGCTTCGACATGACCTTACCGATAAAGTAAAGCGTGGTCGGGGTGCCGGTGATTGTAAGCTGATCGTTCAGCGTGACTTTGAAGGGGAAGTCCAGATCGGACGCGAACGCGTCAATCATGGCCTGTTGACCCGCGTCGGTCGGATCGGAACCGACGGTGCACGTGATCGTACCGGCGTTGAAGGTGCCCTTGAACTTGCGCACGCGGCGGTTCTTCAGGGCGGTAAAGGTGATTTCGGAAGCTTCGTCGCCGAATTCGCCAAGGTCTTCGGCTTCGCCGACTTCGACCCATGCAAGCGCTTCGGCGGCGGTGATGATCGCGGCGGCGGTCGACGCTTCGTTTTCGATCAGGGTAACGAAAGAAGGTGTTTGCGGAGCAATGTAAATTGCTGAACCGGCAGCGGTATTGACGCCCATGTTTATTCCGTCCTTACGACTAGTGTGACGACCCGTCCGACAATCGAATCTGTATCAGTCGGCGCGGCAATCGGTCCTGTTACATTGATGGATACCACGTGGTAATCTGGATTGGCTAGCACGCGGGGTTGACGGTGAAAGACTTCCCGGAGCAAGCGCGCGATTCCGTCGACACGGCGCGTATGATCTTCCGGCGTTCCGGGTGCGGCGACCCGGCCAAAAATGAACACATCCTTCGTGATGACTTCGCGACGCGCCTTGAGCCCGTCAAAGTCGCCGTGCGCGACGTCAAAGGGAATGACGATCAGCGGATACGTTGCGTCTTCCGGCAGCGGGCGGCGCGTGAACACGGCGGGTTCCCCTTGCCATTGCGACAAGACGTTTGTGATTTCAGGTTCGGCGAGGATCGCGGCCCGGACGTCCTTGGTGATGTCGGTCACTTGCTCAATTCCTTTACGATTTCGTCAACTATTCCTTGACGGATTTCGGCGGTTTTGTCTTGAAGCGCGGGTCGGGCGAACGGGCGGGGTGCAACGTCATAGGTGCGACCGTCGGCGTCCTGACCGACGAAGCCGTATTCCAGCCGTCGACCGTATCCCGTACCCACATTGACCGTTCCTTCAAGTTTTCCGTCGTCGTACTTCGTGGTAATGTTCCGGGCAAGATTGCCGGTGTCATTCGCCGGGGACTCGCCAGCGGCGGAAGCTTGGTGCATCCGACCTTTGCCGCGCTTGTAAAGCCTACCGGACTTGGGCGGGTTCATGATGCGCGCAACCATGTCGGTACGAAGAAGCTCCGTACCCTTCACGACGCCGCGCATGACCGCGCGTTCAAGGCTCGCAACGACAGGATCACCAAACCACCGGAGACTCATACGACGTAACCCGCCCATCGGTAAGTTGCGTTGGCCGGGTCTTGTTCGACCTGTTGCCGAAGCTGATAGACCGCGCCCCGAATGGTTACACGATCGTCCTTCGTCGGGACGGTCTTGACAGATTGGGCAAGGATCAGGATAGACACATCGCCATCGGGGATACCGGCGTTTGCGCGGTAGAACGCGGTGAAGTTTTCGGCGAAGCCTTCGAACGCAAACGTCTGTGCCGACGAAGCGACCGGATCACCAAAGGCGTCAAGCGTGCCGCCCGGAACATTCCGGGTCAGCACGCCTTTCAGGAGCTTGCCCTTAAAGCCTTTGTAGATCGCCTTGGCAATCTGACTTTCAAGCGGACTCGCCATTTGTAGCTTTCGCCTTTTCGATTTCCGCTTGCAGGCGCTTCACGCCCCAACGACCATCGAAGTCAACGTTCAGGGCTTTTGCTTCAGCGCGAAGCACGTCGATGTCAGGTTCCGACTCCGGTGCGACGACCGGGGCAGTGTTTTCAGGAGCGGCACCCGGTAGGCCGGGAAGTCCCGGAGCATTCGCCGGTGTGGCGGTTTCCGGCTCACCGGCGACAGGTTCGGCGACAGGTTCGGCGACTTCAGCCGGGGCGAACGGATCGGTTTCAAACCGCGAAATGCCTTCGTTCAGTGCATCCCATGTCACGCGATGCACGATGTGACGCATTTCGAATAGTTGCCGGAGTCGGCGCGGAGAAAACGCCGACTCCGGTACTGCGTCCCCCGGAGAAAGGGACGTGTCACCCGCGAGCAATTCGCGGCGGGTGACAAAATCCGTGCTGGCGTCGAAAGGTAACGACCAGACACTTTTACGCATCGGCGGCAACCGCGTTGCTGAAGAACACGCCGAGCGATTCGCCGATCAGGCGGGAATCCCATGCACCTTCGATTTCGATGCGGTCCGCGTTCAGGTGTTCCATGCGGAATTTCTTCACACGGAAGCCCTGACGGGAAGCACCAATCCAGCCGTTCCACGAGAACGTCAGACCGGCAGCGGGCATCATCGTGGATGCTACGCGCGGGGTGTAGACCAGAAGCGCGCCCGTGGCGAAAATGAAGTTCGTGTTCGCATCGGTGCCGGGAATAGCGCCGACGGTGTTGCTGTTGACGACGGCTTCGGCGACAAGGATTTCATCGACTTCGAGCAGCGCGGCCATTGCCTGACGGTTGACCTGTGCGGCACCGTTCGGAGTCTGACCGTACTTGACGCGGTCAACAAGGTCCGGGTGGTCGACAAGGTCATCATAGGTCTTCTTGCCGAGAACAAGCTTGTTCGGCTTGAAGCCGGTGCGGGCCTGAACGCGGCGCTTGGCTTCGCGGATGTCTTCGATCGGGGTCGAAGCGGCCTGATCCCACTGGACGAACTGACCGGCGGTCGGGCCGGAAGCGACGCCCGCAAGATCGGTTGCCCACTTGCCGGTTGTCAGGAACTTCGTGACGAAGTCGTTTTCTTTGCGGATCAGCGAAGCGTTCGTCAGAATGTCCGTCGCCTGACTGTCGAGCGAGAACACGGAGTCGGCGTTGCCGCGCGTGTTGTCCGAAATGTCGTGGTGCAGCGCCCAAACGTACGCGAAGTACGATTCTTGCGACTGGACCATGCCGATACCTGCCGACTCGGTGCCCGGCGCGCGCTGGCGCATGACGTCCTTGTTGAACTGTTCCGGATTGAAATTCCAGATCAGGTCAGCCTGTTTCGCAACCGGCACGATCGGAAAGACCTTGTCGGCAATGAAGTTGTCGGCGGATTGCATGTAGGCAACCGACACGTTCGTCAGTGCGGCCTTGACATGCACGTCGCCCGGCATGGTGATAACACCGGCCTTTAGAATATTCTGTTCGCTCATGATGCGTTTCTGCCCTTGTGTTATTACGATGCGGGAATGGAGAGCTTGACCGGGACGACGTCGCCGACAGCACCGGCGAGAACGGCGGTGCCGACTGCCTTCGTACCACCGTTAACGATCGTGCCGTTTGCGCCGACATGAACGACAGAACCCTTGGTCACGCCGCCCGCGCCGACAAAGACCGGGACGATACCGCGCACGGCAATACGACCGGCTTCGCCCTGTTCGAAGTTGCCCGTCAGAACGCCGTAAGGTGCAGCGTTCACACCGGCGAGCGTAACGCCACCGGCACCGAAAACCACGAAGCGGTTTGCGCCGGGGGTAGTAGCATCGGAAGAAGCGTCGAAGCCGACGATTTCCGAGATTGCGTCAACATTTTCTTCAAAGTACGACATTGGTCAGTCGCTCCTTATTCGTAAAGATCGGGATTGGCGTTGATCACGGCAGTCTTGGCGACTTCAATCGAAGTGCCGGGGTGCTGCTCCTGATACGCCTTGGCGAGCGTTTCGATTTTTGCCGACTTGGCAATGTCGACGCCGATCGCGGAAGTGCCGCGTTCGTTGAACGCACCGGAAAGACCGGTTTGCGCTGCCTTCAGCATGGCGGTAAGGGTGCCGCGTTCGGCTTCGCCCATCTTGCCCATTGCCTTCAGAACGGCGACCTTTTCAACCGACGTGCCCGGCAGATTGCCGTAGTCGGTTTCGGCGACCTTCGTCAGTTCGACGGTGCGGGTGGCTTCGTGAGCCTTGGCAAGTTCTTCGTTTGCCTTGGCGAGTCGGGCGTCCTGTGCCTTCAGGATATCGAACATTGGAGCGCCGATAGCGGACTTGCGAATTTCGATCCCGTCGACAGACTTGAAGACGTCGTCTTCGGAAGCGGCCTTTTCAAGCGTCTTCTTGCGTTCGTCTTCGGAAGCGGCCTTGAACTTGTCGGCGGCTTCCTTGTCGGCCTTGGCGAGATATGCCTTTTCGGCGTCGGAAAACTTCGCCAGCGTTTCGGCTTCGTCAAGCTTCTTGGTCAGTTCAGCGACTTGCGCGGTGGATGCGTCAAGTGCCTTCTTGAGTTCTTCACTCATGTCGTTGTGTTCCTTTGCGATAACTGTGGTGAACAGCTTTTCGATATCGTCAGTGTTACCATCGATATCAGGGGATTGCATAGCGACAACGAATTGTGCTACGCTTTCCGCTATTTTACCCTGTCGATCGTCGCCCGAAAGTGATTCATCCGCGACGATAGAGCAGACAGAATCGCGCAACGCGTCCAGAAGCGGCCAAACCGCCTCTTTTGCTTCCCACTTGCGACGGCACTCTTCGTCATCGGCCATGAAGTCGTTGAACGAAGCCGCGCCGTCATCGGTGGAAAGGTATTTCGTGATCGTCTCAATTGTCGGTGAATCGTCGGATTTCATAATGGTCACGAGCGCGCCGGATTGTGCCGGAACGGTCACGCCGCTGATTTCCTTCAGGTGCAACGTTTTGATGATCTTGCGTTCTTTGGTCATGCGGGTATCAACTCCCCTGAACCGCCGATAGAAAAGCCACTGTAAGTCCCGTCGCGGAACTTCTGAAGCATCGGTTCATTGTCCGGTTTCATAGCGATCATGAGCCCCGTTTGATCGGAGCGAATGCCCATCGCTTCGGCGATATCTTCCGTCACCGGAAACGCGAACACGACTTTGCCTTTTTCGCCGCCCACATGCATTTCTTTCGCGATGCGATCGTTTTGCATGTATTCGGATGTACCCTTCAACATAACATCTTCGGGGATGTGGTGACCTTGCGTGTCGAAGTGCGCGACGCCGTCAATCTTGGAAATGATCGCCCATCCGAACACGAGCCCAAGCGAATCATTGACCTTCGTCAGCTTGACTTGGTTCGTCACCGGGGAAATGTCGGCGAAGTGGGCGTCAAGCGTTTCCGCGCCGTCCAGCCAATGCGCAACCGCCCGGTGATGACCGTCGGCGATGTAAGATTTGCCGTTGTGGATAACCACGAGCGGCTTTTTGCCGGACTTGTCGGCGCTTGCCCGGATCGCTTCAACCTTGCCGGTCGACACGCGGTTTTGCATGGCGGTCAAGGCGCTGATCGCGAAAGGCATGGTCGGCAGTGACTGCGTGTCCGTCAGCGCGCCGAAGAAACGCGGAACCTGATCTTCCCGGAGCGATCCGAGAATCTGACCGTCATAATTGAACGGAATAGCCGAATGTTCGTTGTCGATCGGTGTAAGTGTGCGCATTGTTTTTCATTATCATGCGAAACGGGGGATTGACTAACGCGCATGATCGGTTACACGTGTTGACACATGACAACGGAGAGCCGATCAATTGAAGTCCTACGAAGAATGTCGAGATATCGCGCGACACTACACTTCGCGAACGCCGTTCAACGCGCTTGATAAGACTGCATACGACACCGCCCGTCGTAATGGGTGGCTTGACGAAATTTGCGCGCACATGACGGGGATATCGGGCAAAAACACCGGGGCAATCGCGAACTATTCGGATAAAGACTTGATTGACGAAGCGAAAAAGTTCAGCACCCGTAAGGAAATGCGAGCAATCGCCGTGTCGGCTTATTCGGAAATTTATGAACGGCGAATCAACGCCGTCGCATTTGCCCATATGCCCCTGTTGGTTCGGGGTGCAAAGAAAAGGAACGCAGCATGATCTATCATTTTTCATTCATCATCACGAACGGCGTCGAATACATCGACAGCGACGGCAAGCGCACCGACGACCGGAAGCGCGCGCATCATTACCCCTATCGGGGCGAAGCGTCCGCCGCTGCCGAAAAGTTCGGCCCGTCGTTCAAGGTCAGGGAATTGGACTAATGTTCGAAGTTGGAAAACAGTATCAGCACAGTGTAAGCAAGCGAACCATTGAAGTTCTTTTCGTCGGCGAGCGTAGCGCCTTCGTGAAAACCCGGTCTTCCGGGGCAAGCATCGTCAGCGCTTCGTCGGAGACAGTCGAAGAATGGGGCGGCCAATGGGAACCGTATCTTCCGCCGACGAAGATCGGTCAGGAATACACCGTTCTTGTCACGGTCGGCGGCGGTATGACGTTACTGGAATGGACCCCGGAACCGTTCGCAATGCCCCCCGGTCAGAAATGTATCGGTCATATTCGGGTGGTGTACATTGACCACCACGACGGCACCGAATCGTTCGACGTGGTGACGGTATGACCGCGAACCCCCTAATCATCGGCGAAGGCGCGTTTGCGCTCCTGATTATCTTCCTGTGGCTTTACTCGGTATATTGGGCGATCCGTTGAACACTATCGAAAAACTGACCCAATACAGTCAGCACGTTCAGGATGAAGCGACGACAACCGCCGACCTGTTGAACGACGCGTCGGCACTACTGACGGACGCGTGCGCCGTGATTGACCAACTCATATCGGCGCAACAATCGCTCTTGCGCCGTCACGGCTATGAACCGTATAGCGAATCCTGTAACGCGGGGTACGCACTGCAAAAGCGGATCAGGGGATATTGATGACCAAGCGATACATTACGACGGAACCGTTTCAGGATTGGGACGGTCAGCACATCCGCGCCGGGGAAATCGGCGAACTTGCCATGCAAGGCGCGAGCAAGGGCGGTCGGTTCTTTTGGAACCTGATACGTGACGGTGCGGTGATCGCGGTCACGCTTGGGCGTCCGCCTGTCAAGGTTCACCGGCTATGAAAATCACCGTTTCGTTTGACGATGTTCATTGTTCCCGAATACCCGTCGGTCAATGGCTCGCAATGGACTCGTACTTTCACGATGCCTTGCGGTCACCGGTTACTATCGACACGCCGCCTTTTCTTCGCGACATGACCGATGTGCAAAGGTCACTGTATTCGTCAACTATGGGCATTTTTCGCGAAATTTGGGCGGCGCAAGACAGGCTGGAAAACAATGAATGAAAAGATGCGGCAAGCATTCGAGAAAGCCGGTTTCAAGCTTGGTCGCGTCACCCATACCGGCGAGCCGTTGTTTCTCCGCAAATGGGAAACGCAAGACGTTCTTCCGCTGGACCTAAGCATTGAAGCGTGTTTGAAAACTATGGAAGAATTTCAACGCGCGTACGATAAGATTATGCTGACGCGCCGCGAAGCGCGTCAAGCTCTATTCACGCGGCAAGAAGCTGCTGATAGCCAAGACGATCGCGTTCGTAAACCTGACTATAGCTCATGAACTTGAAGCCAAGTTGCTTTGCATACGAAAGCCAGTCGTAAAAGTCTTGGGTCGCGATGTCGATCGAACCGCCAGCCGGGGTTATGTTGTGGATGTACGGGAATAGCGTGCCGCCGACCGCCGCGACTTTTTCAAGGTCCAGCTTCATGTTGGCGAGCGGGGTTAGCGTGTAACCCTGACCCGGAATCATCTGTGCTTGATCGCCGAACCCAAAGCGAGTGAAGAACGGACGATAAGCCGCCGCGCCTGACGTACCGCCGCCCGTCGTGGTTGACCACAGGCCGCAACCGGCAGCTTTCAACGCGGCGGGAAGACCCGGCAACGTGAACGGGCTGGAAAGATCGATGAACGCCAGTCGCGTTACAGCGGCGTTGATGACCGTGCCCGGCGTAAAGGTGATCGTCGTTCCGGTGATGTCGATAATGGTCGCACCGGACACTTTGTTTGCACCGAAACCGCCGAACGCCTTCATCCCGATAGCCGGGACCGTTCCGGTAGGCGACGCCGACAGGAGTGTACTATAGGTGATGACGTTCGACCCGGTCGCAACAACGTCGTTGGACCTGACGGATATGTTCGGAACGCCGCCGTGTGCACCACTCGGAACGGTGTCCGTTGCCATGAAATGGCCTTCAGGGTAACACCCGTGGATAGCACCGCGAGGCATTCCGTTGCTGACCAGATAGTCACGGACGGTAAGCATGGCTGCAACGGCACCTGCCGGGTCGTCCCAAAAGAAGTATGAGAAATCCGACGGACTGTCGCAGCAAACATCGTGCCCATAGGCGTAAAGGATGTTTTGAAGGCTTGACAAAGTGTATTTGTTCGGCTGACCGACATTGACCGGGTCGCACATGACACTAAAGAAAGCGCCCGGTCCCAAGACGTCACGATAGAACGGATGTGCAACCGAGACGGCGGAATTGTGGTCGTCGTCCATGCGCAAGCAAAGCGTTGGTTCACCACGGCAGTTCGCAACAGCGGCGTGATAGGTGACTTCGGCGTTGCTTGGTGTGCGCGTGCTGTAACGGGGACGAATCTTGATATCACCCACGCCGACCGGCAGCGCCGTAAACGCGGACTTCGGGAATGCTACCCATTGCGCACCGGGCGGGACGGTGTCGGAATTGACGTTGATCGATACGCCAGTATAGGACGACGCGCGCCCGATTTCCAACTGTACCGTATTGCCCGCATAGCGATCCCACGAAACAAGAAACGCGATAGTGTCGCCGAAGTCCGTTGCAGGATCGTATTGCGTGGCAAGTGTCTTCGGTCCGGCAATACCCTGACCGGTGCCGACCGCCGTCGTCGTGAACTTGACGCTGTTCGCCACTCCGGGAATCGAAGACGTGTCAAGCGACGCGGTGCAATTCGACGCGCTTGTACTGTATCCGGTAAGGCTCGTGAACAGGTCAAGAACCAACGGCTTAGGCAGCGACGGACCGCCGCCACCATTTGCACCACGAGCGCGCAAGCCAAGGCGCAAGCCAAGACCCATCGCGCCGATATCGAACGGCAGCGAACGAACCGTCATTTAGATAAAACCCTTGATACCGGTAATGGTAGCGGTTCCGGTCACGTTGATACGAACAATCTTGCCGGTGTACTGAACGCCCGGCTGACATGACGGATAGATATCGGAAGAACCGTCCGCCATGAGAACGGAGACGTTGCCCGCCGTCGTCACCATGAAGGCACGAATCGGCTTGGCAAAATTGACAGTGTCGGACGGGGTAACGGCAACGATACCTTGCGGAACCAACGCTTCCTTTTGGTTCTTTACCTGTTCGGCGAGAATACCCATGTGATCAAAATCCCGGTTTAAGTCAGGATCAGTCATAACGCGCGAATAGGGGGATTGCCTACATGATGCGGTATGAACACACGCAGCGGCAGCGGATACGGTCTTCAGCCGGGGCGGATAGATCGCCGGGGAACATCAAACGGTTGCCGAGCCCGGACATAAACAAGCCGTCCATTCCGATCACGACTTGACCGCCGCGTGCACCAAGATAGACATGCGACGGACGCGTTCGACCGTCCAACGTGGAATTCCATTTCTTTTCGACGTCGCCCGGATCGATACCCGCCATGTCGATCGTTTGCAACATCGCTTCGTGGTTCGCCATGCTTGTTGCCGTGGTCGACTCCGTCAACGCGATCGTGTCGGCCCGGAATGCAACGAACCGTTCCCGATAACGATCAACCATCCGGTCAATCTGTTCCGGGGTCAAAGGCGTGTCGGTCTTCTGTGCACGTTGAACGGTGCGATCGAAACGCGCGTCGCGCAATGCACGGTCAAGCGCATCCGCTGAATTCGTTTCGAGTGCCCGGCGATAGTTCTTCACCGCTTCGTTCTGTTTGCGGGTCAGGCCGATGGATTCGCGAATGTCACGCGCCGCCGTCTTCGGGTGTTTGCCTTCCTGCAACGCTTCGGTGACCGCCTGACGCACCACGTCGCGTTGTTCGTCACTCACTTGCCGGATGAACTGATATGCCAAGTCGTTCGCGCTCGCGGCGGCGCGCGGGTTAGTCGGATCGAACGATATCCCAACCGACGGGCGAAGACCACGGGCGAAGTTTTCCAGATCAAGCGCCGTCTGTTTCGTCGCGGCGACTTCTTCGGCAGCTTGTCGTGCGGCGTTCGCAGCGCTCGCGGCGGCTTGTGCGGCTTGTTCGGGCGCGGACCCTGCCATTGCCTGTGCACGATCGGCGAGCTTCGCAGCGTCTTCCGCCGCTTGGATCGCGGCGCGGGCGCTGTTCGATATTGCACCGGTGACGTCGTCGGGCAGTTCCCGGATTTGCGCGGCGGACCGTAGCGCCGCCTGAATGGATGTCATCGCACGTTCGGCGGATAGGCGCGCTTCACGGGCGTCACTGATCGCGGCTTGTGACGCAACGCGGGACACGCTGACCACATCGTCAACCGCCTTGACCTGATCGGCGACGTCTCGAATCGTATAGACGGAATGGGTCGCGGCAGCTTCAGCGGCGCGCGCTTCGTTGGCGACGTTCCCGAACGTGACCGTCAGGTTCGAAGGTCGCATTCCTTCAATTGCGGCGCTGAAGTCGCGCGCCATTTCCTTACCCGCGACGGAATACCCATCTTTCAGGGTTGCGACCAGACGGGCAAGCGGAGCGTCGACAAGCGCGACCACTTCGTCAACCGAGTTCCGGGCAAGCAAGGACTGTATCAGGTTCAACGTCTGTTCGGAGCGCATGACCTGAACGTACTGGACGAACGACGAACGCAGCGCCACACCCAACGCGAGTGCCACGACGGCAAGCCGGTTGTCGCCGATGGATCGCAACGCGGCGGTGATCGCGCCACCTTCGACAAGGTCGGCAACTGATCCGATGATGCTATCTTCCGGGCCGGAATCGAGAAAGCGCGCGAATGTCGGTTGATACCGCTTCGGAACCTTCGTTGCGATCAGTTCGGCGAGTCGTTCAGTGTTCGTCAAGTTTCATCGTCCATCAGAACCCCCGGTTCACGCCCCAACGTCCGCGCACGCCGACGACGGACTCTTTGCACGTCCCATACGACGAAGAACCGGCGTTGCCAAGCCCCGCGCCGAGCGCCGAACAAAGAAACGCACCTAGCAGGTTCATGACGGATTTCGGGAACGGGGAAACCGAGCCATTGCCCGACACGATGAACGACAGGTTCCGGAAGTATTCGATTTCCACGGACCCGGCCTTCAGCCGCTTGGTGCCGCCGTCTGCCGATGCTTCGACGTTGCCGGTCATCTGATCGGGAAGTTCCGGATTTGCCGCCGTCAGCACCGCGAGCAAGATTGCGGCGGCTTCGTATTTGCTCGCCGGAACAGTCACGCCATCGATAACGCGCGGCCATTCAAGCGGCTGATCCGCGACGGACTTTTCACCCTGCCAGCACTGCGAATCAATCCAGCGCGTCGCGCTGACGATCGCCCGACCCCTGTCGTCGTCAAGCAATGCTTCCCACGCGGCAGCGTTCAGCGATCCGTTCGCGTATGTATCAACCTGATCGACCGATACATACGCGTCGTAATTCTTGCCGCCGATTGTGATCGTCACGGACATGGTTGTTCCTTACGAAATGATACCGGCGTTCCGGAGCGACGTCAGCAACGCGAGGTATTCGGCGGCGGTCGGGTTTGCACCGGCAGCGTTCGCCACGGCAACGCCCTTCTTCACGACACCGGCGACCGTGGTCGTGGCAACTGCGAATGCGTCCGAACCGTCCGCCTTACGAAAGCCCGGTGCCATGACCGGACGCTTTGATTTATCGACGCCCATTTTTCTTTATTCCTTTTCCGGTTGTGTCCGTGGATAGATCATCCATTGGGACATATTCTTCAGCCTCACTAACGCCGAGTAGCGTACGCACGTCATTGATAACCGGATCAGTAGGCGACAGGATCGCGCCCGCCGTCGCCAAGTCCTTCAACGCGGCGGTGATTTCTTCGACGCTCTTGAAGCTGACGTCTTCCGGCTGAAGCGACGGCTTCAACTTGTCGTCAAGCCCGTTCAGTTTCCAGAGCGGGCCGAAAAAGTCCTTGTCGAACGCTTCGCCGATATCCTTGGTGCAGGAATTGACCGTCAGGTACAGATTGCGCGACTTGTCTTCCGACAGGGCACGCGAACCGCTATCCTTGCCAACAAGCAACCCTTCGACGCCAAGGATCAGCGCCATATCGTACATTTCGCGTTCAATCGCCTTGCCGACTGCCTCAATACCCGAAGCGTCGCCGGTCAGGAGTTCGATACCCCAACGCTTCGTTGCGGAAGGCGTCGCGCCCGTGTCGGTTTGACTCATGTAAACCGAGCTATCAAGCAACAGGCCGGTGTTCGAAGACTTGGCACGCATAGACACGAATTGCGAAAGCCCGTTGATCATCGAATCAGCGACGCCGCGTTCGATCTGACCGGCTGCAACGGCGGCTTCGATTTCAGCGCGCGGAGCATAGCCGATCGGAACGCCCCGGAAGTCCCGTTCAAAGCCGGAACCTTCGATGCGCTTGTATTCGGCGTATCGGTCAGCCGGTTCAGCCAAGTGACGCACAAGGCCGAAGCCTTCCGGGCTATCCGTTAGCGAATCATCGACAAGATACACGAGCTTCGCACGCGGCAAGTACAACTGTTGAAACGTCAGCGGCGAGAACTGAACAACGCCCTTGACGTCGCCGTTGTCATCAATATCCCACTGATGAATTGTGTGTTGCGGGCGGGGCGCGAGACGCTTGATACCGATTCGCCCGTCGTCGCGCTTCTTGGCGGTCCATTCCTGAATTCCGAAACCATAGAAACGGAACATCGCGGCACGGCGAATAGCCTTGTGCCAAGATTGATCCATATCATACATGCATTCTTCCGCGAAGTCGGCGGCGGCTTTTGCCTCGCTCGAATCATCGGCGGGTTCGACCTTCCATTCAGGGGAAGCGACAAGGTTCAGGAAATAGTGAACGCCAGCCGCAACGATGGACACATTCGCGAGAATGTCAGAAGCGGTAATCCACTTCTGTTCGCCGATCAGTTTCGGGTTTCGTTCTTCGGGGGTGTTGACATATCCGCCTACGACCTGAAAACCCGGCACGCCCATATTGCGCATGGGTTTGACGGGTTCAGGTTTAACGCCAACAGGAGTAACGCCGGGTAAATCTGCCATAGCGTGACACTTATCACGCAGCGCCGGGGAATGGCTAGGCGGCGGTCAGCACCGACCGAATGCGCGTTTCGAAATGCTCTTGTGCGCAAGCCTTGGCCGGTTCAGCTTCCGGGAAGAACCGTTCGTTGATCGGCACCAAGGAGTTGTTGAAGAACAGTTCCCATTTGCCGGGGCGAAGCTGGAAAACGTCGTAAACGAACCCGATTGACCGGGCGGTAAAGTCCCCTTCCCGGTCTTCTTTCCATTCCAGTTGCTTGATTTTCATGCTGCGTTCTTGCGTCCTTGCCGCTTCGTCAAAGGCTCGCCGACGTGGAAAAACCCACAGTGACGGCAATGATATGGAACGGATACTTCGTTATATTTCCGACGGATGTCACGCGAATCGTATTCAGCGTGCTTGAACGTCTGATACGGTTTCTTGTTGCCGCACATTTCCTTTGACATGATCTTTCATCCTGACGTTGATCCGATAGAGAACGCGTGTCGTCCGGGCTTTTGCCGTCCGAACTGCCGCTTCTTTCGTGGGGTGTGGAAAACCGGTCATGTGCGTAAACAGAACGTTGCCTTGATAGATGTTCAGGACCGCATCGCGCACATGTTCCGGAGATTGGAAAATCCGACAAGAATAGCTCATGGTCCGACCATCCTTGCAAAATCTTCGATCGTGACGCAATCGGCGAATGGTTCGGCGCACCGGGGAAACGACCGGTAAAGCTCCGCTTCGAATAGATCGCGTTCGCCGTTGCGAATGCCCCAATCCGGGCCGATTTCGTCTTTCCGGTCGACGCGATCCGGCGCAATGCCGAACAGGTCTTGCAGGATGTAACGGATGTTGTCGATGATTGCGAGTTCGCGCGTGATGCTCATCGTGCGACCACCTTATAGCAAAGAATGTCGCCACCATTACCGGCATGATCCCATTCGAAATTGCGAGCAATGCTGGAATTTTTTCTTCCGTCGCGTAGGATCGCGCACACCATCGCATCACCGCGAACGGGGCATTTACCGCCGCCCCATACGAACCATACGCCTTCCGGGATAAACATCGTTGTCGGCGCGTATGTCCCGTCATCCGGGTTGATCTTGATCGCGCAAGGTGGTTCGGCGGAAATCTCCGGTGCCGCCAAATGCTCGTGAATGGCGATTACGTCTTCTACTGAAGGCGCTTCGATGTGAAAGAAGTGACTGCCTTCAATGCCCCATTTCAATACAACTGTCATGTCATGCGATTCCCCGTTTGAAACTGTCGCGACGATAAGGGCGGGTGTTGTCAGGTGTCAAGGTGTTGACAAGTGGCAAGAGTTGAAATATTATTCGAAACAGTCGAAGCACTTAACCTTGATGGGGACATGAACTTATGAGCGACGTTATTATCACGGGTCCGGGCGCGTATCGGACAATCGACGGTCGGAAAGTTACGATCGGGCGAAAAGAACCGGATGGGGTTTGGGACGCTACCGACCTGAAAATGATGAGCAGTAGCGGTGTGCGTTACAACTCGTGCGACTCATCGTGGCAACGCTACCTTGACGACGGATCGGTTTATTCGGAACGCGACGGCGAAGAGAATGACCGGATTGTCGGACCGTGGGTTGAACGGGTGATGTCACCCGTTCAGGAAGTGACGGAACGCCGCATTGTGCCGGGTGTGTATGGCGTTATCGCCGTCGCGAAGCGTGGTGATAAGTTCAATTTCGGCTTGCCTGTCGACAGTTACACACCCGCCGAGCTTCGCGACGCCGCCCGCGTCCTGACCGAAATCGCGGAGTTCATCGACAATGGTTCTTGATTTCCTCCTGAACAATCAATGGGTCACCGCGACACTGTTTGTCGGCGCGGTCGTCGCAATCATCCACGTAACGAACAGGTCACCGAATGACGGATACAAAGAATGAACGCCGCGAATGGTTCATCAAGCATGTAGCGCAAATGAGCGCTGACCGGCTGAAACGCGAACTTGTCGATGAACGTCGATTGCTCGCCGATGCACGGCGCGAAGTGGCGCGACACGAAAACAATGTTCGCGGATCGCTGGACGTGATCAACGAAATCAAGCGCCGGGCATATGCGGAAGGAATAGACCTGTCATGAAATATTTTGTCTACACCGGACACACGGTCATTCGACAGCATGTCGTTGATGCGGAAAACGAGGAACAGGCGCGCAAACTGGTAATGGCCGGGAAAGTGAAGCCCGACAGTGAGGAAGCGAAGAAGATCGACATTCGCTTTTCGTACCCGCTCGCCGATCAGACCTTGCCAGCGGGGAACGTCGAATGATCGGCACACCCGAATCGGTTCGCCTATCGCTTGGTTATGACGAATGGGGCAATCATGCCGGATTGCTTCACCCTGACGACAAGCAACGCATTGACGGCGAAACGCCGAACGGTCGATACGGCAACACGGGCGTTCCGCGCGCCGGGGGTGAAGCCGTGTGCAAATGTGGGTTCATCTTCTATCTTCACCCGCCCGTTCAGGGTGCGCTCTATTTCACCCGGACATGTGAAGGGATTGTCAAACTCTAACCCGACACGATCGGAACAACCAACGGCGCGGCAAGCATGAGATTAGGTGTCGGTGTTTCAACAAAGACACGGTGCGCATTCGACACCGCGTCGACTTGGTCTTTCCACTTGCCGCCCGGAAACATGCACAGTTCTTCAACGAACGATGCGTTCCAATCACCTTCAATCAGGTCAACGTTGCCCGCCTCGCACTGTGCGGCGAACGGTTGGGCGCGTTCTTCCTTGTCGCCCATTTCCTTACGGTAACGGATGTTGAAGCCGTCCAGATGTGCGACGATATCCTTCGCTTGATACTTGCCGCCCGCTCCGGGGTCCAACGGAACGAAGATTTCGACGTTCTTTCCTGACGCCTTGTCCGCTTCGGCTTGCAACTTGATGTTCGTGCGTACCGTTGCCGATTCCTCTTGGAACTTGTTGACATGCGCGACGATGTAGCGACCGCCAAGCGTCTTGCCGAGCAGCACGCCAGCCGTACGCGCCGCGTTCACATCCTTCGTCGCTGCCAAGTCCCACCAACGGACCCACCGGACGCCATGAGGGATTTCGTTGACGTAATGGCCGTCAAACCATGCGAGCTTGAACATACCGCCTTCACGCGGCACCGGACGTTGCTGAAGCTGACCGGCTGTTGCGTATGCGCCCAAGATACGTTCAAGCGCTTGAACGGCCTTTTCGCTGTAACGCTCCGGGAACAGCAATTCCCCGTCGGTCGTTCGCCAGTCGCGCGGGTCGGCGCGCTCCGGATCGAAACGCATAGGCAGGATGACGACTTTATACCCGAAATGTTCTTCATCGGCGAGGATGACGCCCGACGGGTCGCGCTCATTCAAGCGCTGCATAATCATGATGATCGCCGACTCGTCGTTGTTGATACGGGTCGGTAGCGTCTCGCGGAAGATGCGATCAGCTTCTAACAGATGCGCCGGACTGTTCGCATGTTCAGCGGATAGCGGATCATCGATAATCACGAAGTCCGAACGTCGACCGGTCAGCGATCCGAACGGCATAGCCTGACGGAAACCGCGATACTCATTTTCGAATAGTGTCTTGGCGTTGGCGTCGATCGCCAGTTTCAGCGGCCAACGTTCTTGATACCACTCCGATTCGACAATGATACGCATCTTGCGCGCGTCACGGATGGCTAGTCCTTGCTCGTGCGCGGCACCGGTGAAGGACTTCGACGGGTTCAGCGTCCAAACCCAAGCCGGGAACATGACCGACGTCAGGATTGATTTCATTGTGCCGGGCGGAACGTTCATCAGCAAGCGCGGCTGGAAACCCGGATTGAAATACATCTGTTCAAGCTCATGGCACATCACGTCAAGCACGTGACCCCATACAAGCTTAGTCGACGGTTCGATGATGTGCCATGCACGCTTGACGAATTCAGCTAGGGACGTGCGACAGGCTCGCCGATCGCGTTCAATGCGAATGGCGTGCAATGCGTTGGGTATGTTCTCCGGTATTCTGAACATGCTGCGTTGATAAATAGCGATGGATCAGGGGATTGCACAGTTGACAGGTGACGACGAAACGACTTATAAGCGAACCACCTTCAACGGAGTGACTGACTATGAAAATCGATTTTGTTCTAACCGCATCCGGTAATGTCGCCCTGCCCCGTATCCAACACGCCATGTTCGCCGGAAAGCCTGACGATGGTACGGCAACAGGTGAGGGCGAACAGCTTAACCGCGTGAAGAACGCGGCGACCGAAATAGCGGCGGCGCTGTCGAAGGCCGGATACTCAAATTTCACCCTGTACGATGTGCAAGGCGACACGCATCATACAGTTGGTCACATTCGCGTTGAAGTGCTTGACCCTGTCGCAACATACAGGGGCGAATGATCATGATCGACCGCAACACCATTCACGCAACGCTAAGCAGCTTCGGCGTATCGCTGAAATATCCGGAAGCTGACGAACTTGTAACCACGTTGGCGGCACTGTTCGAACCGCAACCCGCACCCGCCCCGGAATTTCATCACGTCTATCGTGAATGCGGCGTCAACTACCTGACCCGGACACTTGACGACCTGAAGCCCGAAGAAACGGTCATTGCGATCATTTCCGGCCCGTATGGTGATGGCACGTGGCGCGATCCGGTGAAAGGATATGTGCGCCATGACGGCTATCGCATCGTCATTCGCACGACGGCGTGCAATCACCAATGGCGTGAAGGTTGGGGCTTCGGTGCGCCTACCCGGACATGCACGAAATGCGGGAAGTTCGAAAATGACTGACATCAACAAGGTGTATCCGTCGATCGTGACGGATTACGCGCCCGGTAAAACGACAACGATCGTTCACCGTGCCGAACTGATCCGACAATCACCGTTCAAGCGTTGGGACATGTGCGGCGACGCGCGCGTTCGCCCGGAACATCGCAACATCAATCAGGATTACGGGTCGATGTATTGGGCATTACCGTCGTTCGACCCGAAGCTTACCGAAGCGATCACCCGCACCGCGCAAGTATGGACGCAACGGATCGGGCGCGCACTCCGCAACCGTGACGGATTTCACCAAGGCACCGGCGACGGAAAGCTTTATCAGGTGTACCGCAAGGGCAAGAAATGGGTCACCGCCCATTACTCGCGCGATTCGCACTTCCTGAAGACGTCAAAGAGCAAGCGCCGGGCGCTGGCAATCGCGAAGGGTGAAGCATGGTTGATGTCTTGAGATATCGCCGGGTGAAACAGGCGCGCAAGCGTGGGTGCCCGAACTGTGGTCATCACGGGTTCAAGCGCATCACTACGGATTACCTGAACCGCCCGGTGTTTCAATGCCATGGGTGCTATGAAACGTGGACGACCGAACGCGGTCCAACGGAAGGAACGAAACGGAAATGACGCTTCTTCTGACCGCCTCTTACGGACATGACAGTTGGTCAGGCGCGTGGCTATCGCTTCGCGCTGAAGGTGCGATCCTTGAAGATTGGTTGCGTACCGCGCTCGGTGCGTTCGGTTGCGAGCATTCCCGGCATGACAAGATTATCGGCCTTCTTCGGACGTCAGGCCGATATGATTGCATGGTTCAAACGCAATGGTTTCAGCGCCAATTTCAAGAAGTGTCGGCGATGTTCGACGCGGCGGGGGTCCGATTGTTGATTGATCAGTCGTACAAATCGCCATTCCGCCGCGTCGGTACGTAAACCAACCTTCCGACGATACAAGACACCGGGGCGCGCTTCACGCGCGTCCTGAACGCTGCATTTAACCATCTGGTTTATTGCGTTCCGCTTCGGCCTTGGCACGCGCTTCAAGCAGCTTTTCCCAATGAACTAGCTCTTCGTCGCTCATGCTGGCGATATCCGGACCCGATACGACCGTTTCGACCTTGCCACTATGGTCGATTTTTTCGGTGACCATGCCGAGTATCTTCGCGATGCTATCCAGCGCGGCGCGCTTGTCACCAATCTTGAACTTTACGCCGTCCTTGCCTTGGCTGATTTCGGTAATCGCATAGGTGACATGCTTCGGCAGTTCGATGGACGGCACGAGCCGGACGCCGTTGGATACTTCAAGAACGCCCTTCTTGTTCACCCGTTCGGTCAAGTCCGGTCCCCACTCCGCAACGTCAGCAACGTTCGCTTGGGCAATCCACAGGAGACGAGCAAGAACCCATTCCTTGGTGATCGGTTCGGACGACTGTTCATCGACAAACTTTGCCTTGGCTTTCCTGACGGCAGAGCGGACCACAGGAAGGCGAAGAAGCTCATAGGCGATCTGTGACGCACTGTCAGGCGAAAAGCCCGCGTCGCGCGCCGCTCGTGAACCGTTGAAGTCCTTCACGTATTCATCAACGAACCGCTGACGACGCGGTGAAAGATCGTCTTCGTCTTCTTCGGGTGACGGTGCGGGCGTAACACCCGGCAGATTCATCATGCTATATCTTTTCCGTTATGCGGTTTTCTACGGACGAAAATAATCACGAACAGCCCCTTTGACAAGTCACGTCGCAATGACGGAATGCCGTCAGAGTCTCGTGTCATTGCGTCGTCGTTGTTTTTATTGGATTTTCACACGCCAAGAGGCAGGTCGTCCCGCAAGTGCCTACTACCCCACTTATAATAATATATACTCTTATAGCGTACGACGTACATTCTCTATACATGTATATATTATTCTATTCTCATCAGTAGACACTTTTGGAGACGATAGTATAAGAATGACAAATTATCCAATAAAAACAACGACGACGCAACGTCACGAACATTCCGTCGGCTCAATGTCATTGCGACGTCATTGACAAATATCGAAACTGTATGCTAAGGGCTTTGAAATGATTAAGAATTCCACGACCGGAGCGGTTTACAAACACGCGGCAGAAGCCGCCAGAGCCCTTTCCGTAACGAAAAAAGATATACACCTGCACCTGAACGGATCGGTTCGTTCCATCCGGGGAAACAAATTAGTATATATTATTTCAAAGAGTATATGTTTTCGTAGACCGCATTTCAGGAAACCCGTTCGTTGCATCGACACCGGAAAGGTATATGTTTCGGTTGAATCGGCAGCAAGAGCGCACAAGATTTCAATTGACCAACTATCCCGGCTGCTTAATGGTCGTCGGGTTTCCAGCACCATCAACGGATTTCGTTTTGAATGGCACACCATGAGCA